GGAATAAGAATTCCAATACCTGCCATATCCTTAATAAGCTGTCCTACCGACTTCATATCAACATCCTCAATTTCTCCATGCGTCATCTTCGGATAATCCGTAATGCCGTTGAAATGGTCTCCGTTGATATCAATAAGAGCCGGTATGCTCTGGCTATTAAATGTCTCGCATATAACATCCAAAAATGAAGATATAGCAACAGAAAAAAGCTCCGTTTTGTCGGAGCTAAGAGCAAAACTTCCAACCTTATTGTGTCCAAGCATCAAAAAATCGGCAAGTACAGTCATTGCTATTTTAGTATCATACCTGTTGATGATCGCATTTGTGTCAAACTGTCTTGCTCCGCCGGTGCTGACCAATTCAAATTCAAAGCCATGAGGCAATACGAGTCCTTCGTATTCATCGCGACGGACCGATTTCACCATTTTCGTGAGGGCAGCGTTTATCTTCACCATATCCGGATCAGTATCATCCCAAATATCAGTTCCGTCTGGAACATGAAACACCGGGAGTCCTGCCAGATCCCGCTCAATACCTATCGCCTCAATTTCCTGAATACGCCGCTTGAAGTACCACGGGCGGTACGCATTCCTCAGTATGCTTCGCCCTTCCGGATTGTCTTTTGCGCTCTCTGTTCGAAAAAGCATCGCTTTTTTCATCGGGATTGTAATAAAGCCATAATCCGGCGGCGGCATCTGCGTCATACCGACCAGATTGTCGTGCTTATCATATTCCCATTTATAAAGAGTGTCCTGACTGCGTATCGGGAGCTTCTGCCATCCTATCAATCCATCAGAATACTTACTGTTCGTCCGCGGGTTTCGTGTTTTACCCATTCTCCGCTTATATACGATCTCGTGCAGGCTCCATCCATAGACCAAAAACGATAGGATTTCTGAAATTGTATCCGTCCATGTGCTCTGCATGTCATCCATACAGGATTCAACAAACTCCGCAGCCTCACGGTCCTTTGCCGAATCTCCGCCGGGCTCTATGTTCCACACTGTATGACGGATCAGCATCTTAATGGCAAACAGGATGGCACCGATTGTATCATCGTTGTTTGACATTTCCCGATAGACCTCGACTCCGCGTATTCCCTGAAGATCACAAAGAAATTCTTCATAAAATACGCCATTCCATCGCTTCTGACCTATGCGACCGATTTCTGCCATGGATATCCCCTCCTTTCATTCATCGTTTTCGTGTTTTTTCTACCTTTCTCTGCACCTGCAGTTCCAGTTTTGTAGTTGTCTTGTCGAGCCATTTGACCAATCCCCGGCAATTCGGCTCCTGCTTTTCAAGCATATCAGCTGTGTTTTTCAGTGCAACAACGACCAATGCGGTATCTGCAACGGGATGCCCGTTTAAAGCCTTTATAATCTTGTTCTGGTAAAAATTCAGTCCTTCCACCACAGCTTCAGTTGCTTCCGGCAGTCTCTTTTCTTCTATCAGGCGATTTCCTTTTGTGACATACGCCTCTTTCTTTTTCATTATGCCCACAGATATCCACCTCCTATTTGTTTCTCCAATAGCTGCTCTTTCCAAGACCGGCAGCGTCTTCCTGATTCGGTGCGCTTCCAGTATACTTCTTGATTTTTCCAAGGTATACGGATAATGCCAATGCATCACCCCTGTCCGGGGAGTCCAACCCTCGCTTTTTCATTTCTTTCTTGCTTTCAACCTCCAGCTTTCCGTTGCTCGCAAGGAAGTACTTTCTGGATGAAAGCTGTGCAAACGTCTCCTGATCTTCCTCAATCTCAACCTCTTTGTTCTCCATGAGGTCCTTCAACGTCGCCCACATGTGCGTTGTCAGATTATTGTAATGCTCCGCAGCGTCTTTCCCTGCTTTTGTGTCTGTCTCGATCTTTTCAGCTGCGTTAATAGGAACAACGTACAGCCTGTTCAGCTTTTGTTCCCTTTTAACCTCCCGTAATCGATCTGTCACGCCGCCGCCAAGGCCGGTGTCATCTATGTTCACATAGATTCTGCCTCGGTAATCCGGGAACTCTTTAACTGCTTTCTTGTACTGACGGACAATATCGCCGACTGTTCTCATGAGGTCCTGCCCTCTTCTATTCGCCGCGATCTTCAGCTTGCCGCGCGCATTTCTGTATATTACGGTTTCATCATCACCAAATCTCGCTACATCGACTCCGAATATGATATACGGCAACCGGCTATCCTCCGGAAGTTCAAACAGGCGACTTCCGCACTGCTCGATCGTGGACAATGCTATAAATACATCGTCTTCCTGATTCGGAAATTCCCCACGGACACGCACACGCACCACATTGGAATCCCACCCATACTTCCTGATCAGCGAATCAATATTCTCTTTATTGGTCCGCTTGCTGTCTGCCGATGATACAGTATGGCACTTATATAAGGCTCGATCCCGTGTATGGCTATCGTAAAATGTTCCGGAAGTCTTTGTCGGGTTGCCACACATAAGCAACTTATTGTTCTCTCCTGACAAGGTACCGAGGACAGCCTCCATGATCGGATCTGCTACGCCGGACGCTTCGTCAACGATGAACAGCATATTGTCCTCGTGGAATCCCTGCATGTTCTCTGGCTTTGTAGCAGTCCTCGCTACCCCAAACCAACGCTTTTCATTGCCGACCATATAAACATATGTCTTTGTCCATTTTAGGAGCCTGGAGAGCAAAGGAGAGTGGCTCATCCACTTTGAAATTTCAGACCACAGTACATCGTGTAGCTGCTGTTTCGTTGGCGCCGTTGCCACAATACGAGGGTACGGAAAACAGGTAATAAACCACAGGAATACCGCAGCCTCCAGACCGGTCTTTCCTACACCCTGTCCGGACTTAATGCTGACTTTCGGATTGTGCGCCAGATCTTCGGCAGCTTCTGCCTGCCATTCATCCGGTTCAAATCCAAGCACTTCCCGGAAGAACATCACGGGATCATCGCGCCAAAGCGGTATGCTTTCATCAAGGAAATCCGACAGCCAATCCATATTATTGTCCATCCTTTTCCCTCCTTGCTTTTATGACGCTCTCCGCCCAAGTACGCACCAGTTCGTTGCCCTTCGACTCTCCTGCGATCTTCTCCTTCTCAAATCTGAGTTTTGCAAGAGCATCTACAGCTTTTGTCTTTTGACTTTGAACAGAGGTGAGTTCCTTCTCCAGACGCGCAACCAGATCTGCCGAGGAAGAGGTCATTGTCTGCAGACTGTAATGCTCTCCGGGCAGCCGATCGCCTTTCTCGACCTTCTCCTGAACCCGGTTGTCGTAAAGTTCTCTTTCCGCATCGTCTTTGAACATCCTCTTTTCCTCAAACTTTGTCACGCCGGACACGTAAACACCGCCCTTTGCTTCGCGGTACTTATTGATTGCTTTCATGATCCTGCGCTCCCGAACTGTAAACAGCATGATCTGGTTTATCAGTATCTCTTCCTCGTCCTGCGGCATTGTCTCAATGAGCTCTTTTTCTTCATCGTCAAGCGTATCCCAATAGACGGCGGAATACCCTCCATGCTTCAGGGCGTTCTGCGTTCCCTTCGGGGCTCCATGCCCTTTAGCGTTCTGCTTTCCCTTGCAATTCTGGTTTCCGGGCTGTCCGCCTCGTTTACGAACGCTCGCTTTTTCTGATCCACTTTTCTTTTGCGAACGCTCGCCTTGTTTTTTTTTACCGTTATCATCCCATTTTTGGGTTGATTTCCATCTTCGGACGGTTCCCTCTGGCTTGCCGAGTTTCTTTGCGATATCAACAAGAGCCATGCCAGATTTATACAACTTCTCCGCCTCTATGCTGTCAGGGCTTCTTGCTCTCGGCACCGCCATCACCTCCTATATCGTATTTTTTTCGGATACAAATAGACCGGCAGTCGCTTTCTTCCGCGCCGCCGGTCTTTGTTCTATATGTACTATAACGCAATGACATCAGATTTTTGTGACATATTCTGCTTTAGAAAACCCCGTAACTCCTTTGGTCATCATGTTAAGAAAGTCCTCTTTCGAGAAGTCAGATAACCGGAAAATCTCTTCCGGCTTCATTCCAAGCTGTTTTCCTATTTCATCTACGGTTTTCCCCTCGTTCATGAGTTCTTTCACAATCGCCTTCATAGGCTCTAACAGGTGGGTACCTCTCGCTCTGTTATGCGTTACGGTGCCATAGATATCCTCCGATCTCTCCGAATGTTCAACGATAACAATAGGCACCTTCCCGCCAAGCATAGACAATAGGGGCTCTTCGCCCGAAACAGTCCATCGGTGGAATCCGTCTATAATCGTATAATCCGGTCTTACAACAATCGGAAGTGTCCATCCATTGGTAAGAATGGACTGTGTGAGCAGCTTTAAATTTTCTTTCGAAACTTTGTTCGGGTTGTAATCGTTTGGCTTTAACATGCTCCGCGGTACCCATTGCAGTGTACCCAACGGGGCAAACAATTTATTTTCCATGTCTGCTTTCCTCCGTTTTCTTTGCCTCAGATATGTATTTCCCGTAAATCCGATGATACAGCGCGCGGAACGTTCTCATTTTTGGATCGCCGGAAATGAGTCCTTCATATATGTGCTTGAAGTCCTCTTGTTTGGCAATGGCTGATACCTGAAGAAAAAAGTTCCGATATCTCTCCGCAATATGCCTTTTATGAGGTGTATCAAAGAATACATCCATGTTCGAGAACATATATATGAGTTCCTTCTTGTAATCCTTTTCCTTGGCACCGTCTTCCATCGTCCTACGTTTCCTGCTACTACGTCCAAACATTTCGCTATCCCAGTATAGTGCCGCCAGATATGCATTTGGTTCTCTGCGTATAATCCGTTCCATGAGATCCGGATAATACTCATTCATCTTTACCAGAGATCTGGCCGTATCTACAGAAAAGAACTGTGACACTCTAAGTTGTTGCTTTGAACTTCCTGACTGCCATAAGAACAGGTATATTTCCGGTATATCAACCTTCTCCTGTTTTAAGTACAGCCATACATCATTATTGGTCCAGTCATATATCGGGAATACCTGTCTTTTGTTCGTCATGGTCTTTCCGGCCTGTGTCATTGCCGCGATGTTCTGTAATCGCTGCAATGATTCGGCAGTACGAATACCTACCAGTGTGATTCCCGATGCGCAAGTCCTGGGAAGGAAGTCCTGATATGCGTCAATCCTCGGGCGAAGTAGCTTGTGCGTCCTGATCGCAAATGCCGGCGGGCGTCTTACCCATACGTCTTGCTTTGTTGAATCCCAGCATATAAACGTCTCATCATTCGACAAGGCATTGAAGCAGTTGAAATGTTTTACCTCTATGCAAAACCATTCGAATTTCGCCCCCATCATCATAAACTTTCGTCTCCACTTCTTCGTCATCTCTTCCATGCACGGGAAGATCGCCTCTTCGTCTATGAACTGGACAGTCAACTGCCTTATGTCTATTTCCCCGCGGTTTGCGAGATTCACAATGAGTTGTGCTACGCACAGGCTGTCTTTTCCTCCACTGAAAGAAAAGAATACAGGAAGTCCGTTCCGGAACACATTTTTTATACGTATTTCAGCAGCTTTTACCACATCTATATTCGATTCGCAGCGTTTTACAGCCATATCTTCTCACCACACTTCGTGCAAATAACGAATCTCCCTGTTTCGGCCGGTTTCTGTTCGGGCTCGGAGTCGCGCCCTTCGGAATCGCCGTCACTAAACGTCGGTGTTTCATATTGCGCGGTGTTTCCTGTCGCTTCGCGCTGCTCCCTTCTCTCGTTCGCTTCTTTTATCTTTTGTACTTCATCCTCATCGAGCGTCCCGTACTCCGCTATCTTCTCAGTGATCTCGTCAGCATCAGCTACCATTTGCTTCAAAATTTCCTCATCAAATCCCGGGATATCCAGATCCCCACTAAGTTCTTCCAGAAACTCATTCAAAGTATCCAAGTTCTCAATCCCGAGGGAGAAAATCTTGTTGTCAGCAATCATCAGTTTTTTCTTCTGTGCCTCTGTCAGATCTTCATACTTATAAACCAACGCATCCTCCCGATTCATTCGCAAGAGGGTTTCGTACAATCCATTTCCGGCAAGAATTGTGTTGTTTTCATCCACCACAATAGGTCTGATCTGTCCGAACATCCTGACGCTTCTTTCAAACTCCTCCAACTGTTTTTCCGTATGGATTCGTATGTTGCGTTCTGGGCGAACAAGATCTTTCAGTTTCATGGTTAATTGTTTCATAGCGTTTTCCTCCAAATTCTTGATTTGAAGGAGCAATGGGATTATCTGCAAATAATCCACTTAAAGTGCTTTGAGAAAATCAGCAGCACTGTCAATAACTTTCGCCGCTTCCCTTACAATGCTTTCATCTATTTCGTATACCTCGCGCCATCCATTTTCCACGGATCCGGTCCATTGTCTTGCCGCCCATGGATGTGTGCCACACAAATATCCCTTCTTCCACTTATAGATTGGCGGCATCCGCACATTGTGATAATGGATATAGGCCAATATCTCTTCATGGCTCCATGCGGCTAAAGGGCTATATCTTGTAACTCCTTTTCCGTCGGTATAGATGTTTGATCGTCTTCCGCAATAGTTGCCGTCTGCGCGGCGCCGACCAAGCAGAATCAGATCCAGCTCACGAACCTTATAATATTTTGCCTGTGCTCTGTGCTGAACGATTGAAAACCATTTTGCGGCCGTGGCACTGTCCTGCGGAAACAGCATATTCAAATGTTTCGACAGCCACTCAAGATCCTGCCCAGTGTTGATGATCTCAAGCCCTTTCGGTTTGTACTGGTCTACCCATTTAAGAAAATCCGGGTATTCTAGGTTGCAAATTGCCATCATGCAATCAGTAACTCCGCTTTCCTGGCATATTTCTCCAAGTACGAGACTATCCTTTCCGGCGGACCATGCGTATGCAGCTTTTTTCCCGTCAGTCATCTGCCGGATTTCCTCTACGGTTGAGTGCACCTTTTCATCCAGTTCCTCTCTTGAAACCAGTTCTTCAATGCGCTTTCCGGCTTTTAGCCAGTCTTCATTCTGTATTGATTGCTTTTTACCTAGCACTCTTTCCATGCCGCACCTCCGCCTTTGTAACTATCATCCCTACAATTCCACCCAGCAGCACTGTTGCAAGGCTTCCAAGTGTTTTATATGGTCCACTGTTCAAAACCGTTCCGTAGGCGAAAATAGGGAGCCCTACGGTCAAAGCAGAGATAACTCCGTACTGAATTCCTTTAGGCGTAAACTTTACTCCCTTCAATGTCATGACAGTCGGCAACAGCGTTGACGCCCTCAGCGTACCATAAAACAGGAACAGGTGCGTGACTGTCATCCCCGGTATATTGGCGATCAGAATACCCACTCCAAGCAGGGCAATCATAGCCCACTTTGTTTTTTTGAGTTCCTTTCCACCACTCATATCTGTCACTAGCGATGATGCCGCACATAAATTACTGTCTACCGTTGACAAGAGTCCAGACACAATCATGAACAGGAACGGCAGTACTGCCCAAGCTGGGAACATCTCTTGAATCAGTTCGAAGTTGATGACACCAAGATCTTTCGCCTGGTAACCAGCTCCCGCTCCAGCAAATCCGATAATGCCCATGGAGAGCGGTACCAGTCCGAACAATATCGCTCCGACAAAAAACGCACGGCCGATCCGATTGCTCTTTACAGCAAATGCCCTCTGCCAGAACGATTGATCTCCAAATGGTCCGGAAAGCAGGCCGATTGTAGTCGGTAGTCCGAATGCGAGGAACACCTCTATACCATCTTCCGACCAAAACGACGTATAATTTCCAGATATTCCGTGTATTCCTTCCAGTATTCCGGATGTTCCGCCCGCTCTAATTGCCATGATTAAGAATGCTGTACTTGCCGCCAGCATAAAAACCATCTGTATTGCGTCCGTCAGCATTGAAGCCTTTATTCCAGAAAAAAGTGAGTAAGACAAAGCAATGACAGCCAATAAAACCGTAACCAACTGGAACGGCATTCCAGTTGCCGCGCTTAGCACCTGGCTTCCGGCCAATAATTGCACTCCTGTCGATAATACCGAAAGGCCCATGAGCTGAAAGAGGTATACACGCTTAACTCCGTCCGATTTGTACTTATCTCTCATGTATCCAGACAGCGTAATTCCTTCTGGCATTTCCCTCCGTATCCTTTTCGCAAATGGTATGAAAAGGATCAGACATAATACATTCGGGATCAAAAACCAAAAAAGGCCGACAAACCCATTCGTATACGATTTTTCCGTAGATACAAACAGTGCCGGTGCCCAGATCCATGTAGCTGCTATGCTCAAAGCAGACATTATCCAATTTTCCTTACGGCTTCCAACGCAGAATCTTTCCACGTTTTTTTCCTTTTTGGTAAATATTAGTGTTGCAGTGATCATTACCACTGCATAGATTGCCAAAATCGCAAACCCATTCATTGTAAAATCTCCTTTTGTTTTTTAAAAGGAGCATTCTCTCATCTTTTTTACTCTTCCTCCTCTCCAGAATAACTGAAAAAAGCCACCGGGCAACCCCAGTGGCTCATGGCTCATGATAAGATTTTACTTCCCTATCATACTCGTTTTCCGTTATTAAGTCAAGTTTAACTTAACGGTATCCGTTATTTAAGTCTAAGCCTTATAAAATCAATAGAAACGCAATCCGTTAATTCCAAAAAATAATGCTGAAAGTCTCTCCTCTGCAGTCTTGATATCATCATAGATTGTTACCTTGCTTACATTAAATTTTTTCGCAAGTTCCGCAGCTGACGACTTTTCTTTTGTCATATACATTGATTTTATCACTTTATACTGTCGCTTCTCCTTCTCTCCATACTTTCCGCAGTACATCCGGTAAACATCGAACATCCGGTCAACATGTGATATGATAATCCCCGTCCGCTCTGCGGACTCCTTGATTGAATTCACAATCACCCCATCGCTCGCCTTCATGCTCATAAGTTCTTCTATGACTTCTTCTGTAGTTTTTTCCGAATGCTCTTTCTGATAAACTGCTTTTGAGCAACTTTCCTTTAGCATCCTATAATTTCTAAGAAGCAGCCTTGTATTGTGCAATCTGCGGTCTTTCATTTCTTTCTGTTCTTTCTGATGCGCCTTTTCCAGCGTCTCGGCCGCGACAGACGCCCCTGCAAGGGCTGCTTTGGCGATCATTTCCTCCACTTCTTCTTTCGTGAGAGCCACAAATTCAACGCAATTATTCATATCCATGTCTATTTTACCTCCGACTATTTGTATATTGCCTTCAGGATCCCCGCTTTATATGCCTGCTTTTCTTCCTCCGGCATATCAGATCCCCTTAATGCGTCATCTAACGCCTGAGCGGTACCGCACTCCGGGCAGATCAATGTTTCGTTATCTGTTCTCGACAGCGCTGGCACCCCTTCATATTCCCGATTACAGATCGGGCACACTTGACGCCCCTCTGGTATCACTTCTCCGCATGCTACGCAATGGTCCTCCATAGAATCACTCCTCCTCTTTCTTGTCATCAAACATCCCAAGTTTAAATCCAAGCTGCAGACATCCCTCAACGATCAGCTCTATCTCTCTTCCTGATACATGACACATTGTAAATTCTAATACCGAGCTTCCATCTTCCTCTTTCATGTTACAGAAAAAGCCTTTATCAATAACCTTTTCTGTGCCATCCTCATAATGTATCACTATTTTCTTAACATCCTTCTCTTCTTCCATCTCTTTTCTCCTTCCTGTATGGACAATACTTCCATACGCAATTCACTTTGTACGAATTTTTTATGTATTCTTCATTTGAGCATCCACCAGTTTTTTCATCGTTATACACACACTTTCCACAGTAATCTTTGTGTGTAGGGAATAAGACAATTTCACCCATTCATACCTCCATCTGGAATAGCATCAGGGAAGTCAAATATGGTCATTTGCCCTGGAAGTTCAGCTTCGTCTACCGATCCGACCGAATCGGCCGAAGAGATGCCACTAATCTGTGACCAGCACTCCGGTCCATATCCTCTTCGCATACTTTCCGAATCTGTAAGTTTCTTTCCGCACTTTTGGCACCTTGTATACACAGTGTAGCCCTCCCTTTGATTATGAGTGGCATCAAAATTCTCCTTCGCCCACCTATTTCCCGTAGCATAGACTTTATCCCTTGTCCGCTCGTATGGAGTTTTGGTCTTTATGCAAAACTCTTCATCGATAAAGATACGCTCTGCAGTTTTTTTGAAATCTTCAAACGTCGGATTCTCCCCGAACGAGAAACGAATCTCAGAGCTATTTATCCATGCTTTGAAATTATATATTCCCTTTGTATCACTAAATCCGAAACTTATGCTCATTTGATTTTTTGCTTTCTGATAATCAGTCCATATACCTCCAGAGAAACCGACATCTCCATCATCAGTCTTTGGATGAATTACACTAAGGCTCCATCTTAAATTTCTGGAAAAATCATCATATACAAGATCTCTTATAAATTCCGCAAGTGTCTGCAGAGAAACATCACTCTTTTTACCCATATCAATACCTCCGCTTCGCTTCACTTAGACTTGCCATGCGTCTTTTTTGAAGATCCTCAAAGAACTTCGCATTCGCATTTGTCACTTTGTAGCATATCTTCTCGCCAAAAAATATGATGTATGTATCAGTAGCAAGCTCATGAAGCACCGTTGTGTATTCTTTTGTCATCGCGCAGCCACCAAGCGTAGGGCTTCCATCTTCAGTAACGTCAAATCCAGTACAAGTGCTCCCCCATACTTGTGGAAACATTACGGCATCTATTTCCGCATATGCATATTTATTGTTCCTTTTCTTCTCTTCGAAGATCTTCAAAAACTCTTCATCTTGAGATAATGCTACTCTTGCTTTGTACTCAAGCAGTTCCAAGTTCGGATATCTTGCATTCACAATACCACGCTCCTATCTGTATTCTTTTCCAGTATGCTTGTCCTTTAGGACAATCCGGCCGACAACCTCAAATCCCGCCAGCTCCGCAGTCTGTTTCATAATCGGTATAAGGTTACTGATTACCGCTGCTCTCTCCATCTCCCGCCGATTCTCTTCTTTTCGGATATTTCTCCATGCCGATCCGGCTGTAGGATCCGGATATCCTTCCCCGTTTTTTCCCATGTTGTCTGGCATTTTTTCCTTCCTCCCCTCTTAATATCTGTTCTCCCTGAGCACGTATCAAACACTCTGCACTATTCATCTTTCACTTCATTCCTCACTCTCCCTCGACAGCCTTGCATTTGCAGCTCTGGCTTTTTTCTTCAGATTTCTTTTCCACCGTCGGATAGTTTCAGCCTTGGTGTGATTTCTTGACCATGTATAATCATCCAAAATATATCGTCCTCCATGTTCGCATTCTCCATATGCAGGCATCCTTCTATGTCCCCTCTTCATTTTAACCACATCCTTTCTCTGGATTGTAGGATTCTGGAAGCGGTCGCCAGGCAATAACCTTTTGCTTAACAACTCTGTTCGGAAGCGCCCATTTTCCGTCTAATGTGTGAGCAGTTATCGTTTGTCTTGTTCCATCTTCATATTCAACAGTCACATTCACATCACTCGAGATTTTTTCAAACATGGATTCAGACCATTTATCTGTTCCTTTCCATTTTGCGAACATACTGTTTCTTTCTTCTGGTAGTCCATCTTCTACGAGAATCCATCCTTCATTTTCCGTATCAGATAAATGATTTTTAACTACATCGTATGCCATGTCAGCAGCCTCATTCCATCCATATTCAGCCGATTCATACCTATCTGTGATTCCGGCATCTTCCAATCCACATCCAATGCCATCAATTGGATATTTCATTTCTTCAATCTCCTGTAATATTTTTTCTATTGTTGTCATATTTCAATTTCCTCGCTTTCTTGAAGAATCTTGCTTGCGCTTTGCAACTGAATAATCATTGCATCCAAATATCCGACCAGAAATGCTCTTGCATTGTGTATTGCTTCTTTCAGATCATCCGTTTTCATGTCCTCTTTATCAATATTGAATTCATTGCAAGAAAGAAACCACGTCCCCGGAATATGTATGTACCTATGAACTCTGAACTTGATTCCACATACTTCCAGTTCAACAATTCTCGGCTTCCTGTCTTTGTCGTTTTTGCTGTGCGTTGTAACGTCTTTTACTTTTATCTTCTCCGATACTGTCATGTCAGTCCCCCCTTCCTAAATGTCAGTTTTTCCAACCTTCTCACCGTTTTTGTACCAGGTAAATTCAAACCTTCCAGCCGGAATATCGATAACAAGTTTTGGCGAATATTCTACTTCTTTGCAGGACTCAGTTGAAATAGCCCAATCCGGCCACTCATCATATTCATCAACTTTACTCACCCCAACCATCCAGCAGCCGTTGTCAGCGGAAGCCCTTGAATACTGTCCTATTACCATCAGTCTGCCATTCTGCCCACAATCGATCACACACTGAATGGGTTCACAGTTTCCGCAGTTATCAATATCATCGCCAGTCACACCATATTCTCCAAATGTATCATCGCTATATCCGTAAAAACATAATCTGTGCATACTATTTTCCTCCTAAATCATCATTTTTTCTTTCCTTTTCCGTACTTAACGGCCAGTGTCATTGCATCTTCGCCTATATCTCTTGCGGTTTCCTCTTTCTGACGCTTCGCCAGACACCTCTCTTTCGCCGCATCATAGTTATATTCAATCTGTTCCGAAAGCCGATCTGCCATTCTAGTGAATTTATCCCGGTAATATGCAGACCATTGAATGTCGTCTCTTCTTATTTCGTCAACCATCCGGACGTAATCCCTTAACATGCATATGATCAGCACTATGTCGAGATAGGAGCAGCTTACAACATAATCGCACATGAGCTTTAGGTTTATTGCTTTCTCTATCATCACCTGCTTTTGTTCTTCTTTTGACATTTTCTCCTCAACATCATGAAGAAACTGGAAAAGGAACCACAATCTATCTTCTCTGTCTTCCATCTCATTATCCTCTCGACTAATCTTCCACTTTCGCTAGCCGGTATAAATCCTTTCTATCTTCCCCACACCATATCCGTTCCCCTTCCGGAGTTTCAATCGTCACAATCCCATCTTTAAACCTGTACCCTTCAACAACTCTTCCCCTTTTCCATTCTCCATTAACAAACATCTCCGCTTCCTGCCCGACAACATGCGGAAAAATTTCCTCGTTTTTGCAAAGCTTTTGATCTATAATCGGTATCAAGACGCGAGGAACGCAAATCATATGCATCCTTGTTGGAGCGGAAACGATCTTCTTGAGCATGTGTATATAGATTTCCTCCGGAGCAGCCTCTTCAAGCCACTCCGGTATATCCGTATTTATTTTTTGCGTTACTTCTAAGCTGTTACACTCCTCAGCAATTTCATGGATTAACACTCTCATTTCTTCTGTTATTTTCCATCCACCTCGCAGAGTAGGTTGCAAGTCATATTCCAAAAGTTTTTTTACCTTCTCATCTATATTACTCATTTTGATGCCCCTTTCAGCATTACCGGAAGAACCAACGCTTTCATATCTGAATCCTCCGCCTGTACAATCATCGGAGTTTTAGATCCCGAAAAGTTCAATGTAATGTTTTCGCATGTGAATGCTTTTATCGTCTCCAGAACAAGCCGAGAATCAAAGCCGATTCGTATCGGATTTCTAATCGGTTCCTGCAAAGCTACTTTTTCTTGGTAGTTCGTTACTTTATCTTTCAGTATTAGGTTTATTTCTCTGTCAGACACATCAAATTCAGCCGGAACATTTTCATCTGTACACATCTTCGCTCGTGTCATGGCTCCGATCAGCTCATCACGATTTACAATAGTGTAGTTATCCATCTCAATAAACATCTTCTGATATGGTATGTACTTACCGTTATAAATTCTTGTGTGAATTACATAATTGTCCGTCTTGAAAATCGCACTATTGCTGTCGTAAGACAGGTTCACATCATCATCCATTCCCATAGAGGTAAGTTTTTTAGCTGCTGTTTTAGGTACTATCAGTTTCAGATCAGAAACTCCAGAGGCTTTGATCTGGTCCCAACACATTACATGCCCATCCGTCGCCGCAAGATTCATGCATTCTTCTCCACCTTCAAGATATATTCCCTCTAACTCCTGGTGTCCCGGTGACTTATCTGCAGCTGCATATAGAACATGAGAAAACGATTCTATCAATAATTTTCCCGGAAGGATTATCCCGTTTTCCTCTCCAGTTTCTATCTTGCTATACATAAAATCTTCCGCAGGAAATGACTGGTAACTATTCTTAATCTTTTCCATCTGTATCGTTACAACATACTTCTCATCGCACTTTACTTCAACCTCGCCTTCCGGGAGATTCTTTATCAAATCAAACGCCTTTGCAGGAAGTATAAATGATTCCTCATCAGCACCCTCTACCTTGACCTGTATCGTTATTTCGTTGTTCGCAGCTATTACATAACCTTCTTTGATCAGAACCCCTCCCAAAGCCGGTCTCTGTGGATTTTTCTGAACAACACTTTTTACTTTGTCAATCGCTCTTACCAACTCATATTTTTTCAGTTTCATTCTTTCTCTCCTTCCCGAAGTTCTATGCCGTCCAAAAATCGCAGAACTCCATTTAAGTATTTAATTTTGTATGCTTCAAGATCTTTTTCGTCCATGTATTTATGTCCATAGATTTTTTTCATATCGCGGAATACCACCCATGGAACACGATAAAATTTATCAAGCCCTATCGAAACCACCAGAAAGCACATTGCTCCAAGTTTCATATATCTTTCAAAGCATTCCTCCTGTTCCTCAGTAACTACGCTTCTCATGATTTTTTCTTTATCGGTGTGTTTTGCATCAAACAAGACCATTGTTGAATCCATCAATACACCTTTAAAATCCGGCTGTGCCTGTTTTGCAAAACAGCAGATAAACTGCCCTCTTCTTCTGTCATATGGCTTCAAGACTTTCATCGGTTCTGGCGTCTTCTCTATTACGGAAATCCCTCTTTCTTCATAAAATCGGCAAGCTGCACTAATCATTCCTTCAAAATATTCTCCCGATGCCCGAGATCTACTTCCCGTTAATGCCCTACTGTATGTATCCATGCTCTGTTGCCACCTTTAATAATTTATTGATTGTAACTGCTCCAATTCCCGCAATCTTGGACGTCTGCAGTTCTTCAAGGAATTCCCTTGTGCCCTTACCGCTTCCAGATTCCTTCTTCCCGCTATTAAATCCTTCGCTTCTGGCTTTTTCCACTCTATCCTCGACATAGTGAACAAGCTGTTCATCTGTCATTTTCCTCATCTTTACGGCCTTTTCGTGAATCCGCACCTCATCTTCAGTTCTTCTACAATTTCTCTTACTCTTACCCATGTCTGCTCCTTTACTTTTCATTTTCTAATCCTTCCAGTTTTGGTATTTCAACCCCATGTTCCTTGCACCATTTGATAAAGCATGGCCGGCACATATAAGCGAAGCTGCTTGTTTTTCCTCCTCGCTTCGATCTGGCTGACAAAGATACCATTTTATTTTTCTCCATTTCATCATGGCACTCCACACATTCTCCCATCAGCTTCTTCAGCACCTTCTCGCTTTTCTTTCTGACAAGCAGTTGCTCTGGGAAATCTCTCCGCATATTTTCTTCCCCAACAATGTTTATGAGGCTGTCTTTCATGAATATCGGCGTATGCTCACGATCTGCCAATTCAACTATTTTCCAGATCCACTTCGCATCCGGTATTACCTTCCCGCGGCGCAACCCCGTTTCTGCACCTAGGATTACCCAGTCAACTTGTCGGAATAACAAGTTGTGTTTCTCTGGCTGCATATCCTCCAGTATCGGCTCAATGCTCACAAATCTGTTTCTGAAAGCCGGCAGAAAATTGAACCTGTGCATTTCGTCTTCCCTGGTTATGCTCGTTCCGTAAAACATATTGTCAGCACTCAGAAGATCCAGATCTGCATACCGTTCCGGATTCTTTGTAAGGAACAGGTAGTTGTGCTGCTTATGCTCTTCGCAGCACTCAAAAACCTCCCTAATCCAAGATTCCGGCACCCAATCTCCAAATACATCGGCCACAGCGCCGACAAAAATATTTTGCCCCATCTTTAATTTATCCAGCGTGTTTATACGGTACCTGTGAAGCGTAGGTTCAAAACCAAACGGATATATGATCTGCTTTCCGTTTTCTCCAATGAATGGCTCGTCCAGAATGTATCCTCCCTCATCTTCCCGGTATTTGTCTTTCATTGTTTTATTCAGTTTTACATTTCCGCAAAACCGCTGACTAATCTTCCTTGCATAGCAATATTCACATCCATGGCGGCATCCGGTAATGATATTCAACGTATGATCACACCACTCTATTTTCGACCGGTTCATATTCTCTCGCCTCCTCCATTCTTGGCAGCTTGTCGAGAAGATTGCATGCTTCTTCTACGGCCTGTCTTCGGTAATCAAAATATCCATAGTCATCCTTGACTCTTATTAAGATCTCCACAACTTCTCCAATTTTCATAATCATTCCTCCCAGTATTCAACGGTGTACTCCATCTGTCCGTTTTTCTTATCTTCCTGCCCTGGAACAGGCCGCCGCCCGATCTTTACGCAATACCCCGCTTTCACAAGCAGAGTAACCAGCTGCAGTCTATCTTCTTCATTCCACTGTGCAGATCCTTTTCTAATGCTCCTTATAATCTTGCGATCCATTATCCACACCTCCTCATCTGTGTAGTCATTTTCTCCTTGAACGCTTCCGTAAACGCTTTTACTTCTGGTGGCATTCCGCAGTTATGTGATCCACGACACTGGACAATATCTCCGTTTTTCCACTCCATGGTAAAATATGGCTTGTCCGGTTCCTTTGCTTTCCGGATAAAGAATATGCTTGTTTCTCCTTTTGCAACACGATCTACATATGTTCCGACACAATGGTGAAGCGCAGCTCCCTCTGCTCTTATCTCATCCCCTGTTTTTGGAACCACAAGTATCAAGCCCTTTCCCTTTATCGAAAACGCATCCACCCCTTCGTTCTGACCGAGAATTTCTGCTAACGCTTTCTTCGTCTTCTCCATCCTTCTTTTAGCCTCCTGTTCCTTTCTCTTTTTCTCCGCTGCCGCTTTTTTATCTTGAAGAATCTGGAATTCCTCTGCAGTCCTGTCATGTACCTTTTTGAAATTCTTTGGCATATAAATAAACATGTTATTCAAATCGTACTTGAGATCTTTGCACCAGTCTAAATATTCAAGCCAATCCTTTGCCATATTCCTTTTTCTTTCGATTCGAGGATCTTCCCGTTCTTTGTACCTCATGTATGAGTATCTCCAGCACACCCCCTGTTCACCTATTGGATAGTTTTCGCTTTCTTTCGTAATGTACTTCACGATTTTATGAAGCGTCGTCTTCCGGTTTGCCTGTTTCAATAAATCCGTATTACATCCGAACGTTTCGTAATACTCTTGGATCTGCTCCGGTTTAAACTGCAAGCCAATCTGCTGTGCTACCTGCAACAGCCGAAGTACATCGTGGTTTCCATCAACAACCTGCAATACTCTGGTATTTACCTTTGTCAGTCCTAAAATCTCATATATGGTCTTTCCTTTAACATTGACCTTACCGGTCTGATAACCACTATATCGAGAATTGATAATGCCTTTTGCAATCTTATTGAGCCCCATTTTACAGATCCATTCCATTTTCGGAAATTCTATATACTTTTTGATTGCATCCTCATATCTCATGGAAACTGTAGGAATATTGGTTGAAAGCACTTCCAATGCCGAGTATTTCATAGGAGTGTGTTCCCACGCCTGCGGCAGATTTCCGGGATATAATATGCATTCCATGCAGGAGATCTTTCCCTGATCTGGACACCAGCGGCAATTTCCTCTCTGCTTATACACTCCCCACTCATATGATTCGCATTTTGGTTTTCCTTTCGGGAACGTATAAATAGCCCTACTGTACTCAGAAACATACCTTTCAATTCTGCCTTTATTTATTAACATGTCCACATATCTGTCGCTTCTCATTGATTGATGTGCTTTGAAGTACCGGAAGACAAAACCGTCTTTCGTAGGATCCACATATGCGAACCACCGTTCATCGTGTGTCCGAGCAGGCATTCGTCCTTTTGCCTTAATAGTTACCCTGCTACCGCAGAACGGACAGATTCCTTTCTCGTTATTCCGAAGACGGATATTTTTTCTGTCCACAATTCCGATTTTCTTACAATGTGTACACTCACATAATGCCTTACCTTTTTCCACTTCCTTGTAGATTAGGTATCGTGCAAAGCTCATTCCTGTATTCCACACCCAATCGAAAAATTCTTTCGGTGCGTCCTTTATTGGATTCATTACCACATCGATCTTGTCAGTCTCTTTCTTATGCTTTTCTGCCAAACGCTTATCTAAAACCTCTTGCTGAAATCTATGTATTTCTACCCAGGGGCTGTATTTATCATCGGTCCTGGAGTATTCTCTAAAGAAATACTTTACTATTTTTAACTCTTCGTCAGATCTCATGAATACATTGAGCCGATATGAGCTTTTATGTTCTTGCTGATTATACGCATAATCCATTAAAGAAAAGTTATCCATCCTATCAAATGAACCTGTAATCCATTTAACCTTTGACGTTTTCAAATCCTGCGTGATATAATCATCGTGCGACAGAAATGTCCGGAAAGCTGCTTCTGTTTTTCCATTCTTGAGGGCCTTAATCTCAAAGAAATTCAGAAGCAGTATCTTTTTATCATCAACCAGATCTGCTGTCACAATATGTCTCATGCCTCCAAGCCGATCTGCAACTTCTATCATTTCCTTAGTTGCGCTTGGTCTTGGAATAGCAGATAATTTTCTTTTTTCCACATCTATCCCTCCCTATAACAAATCAAATAATGACATTTGTCCTTCTGGCTCATTCTTCTTTGGAGTCTTCTTTTTTACTTCTTTCACCGATTTCGCATCCGGTGTCTTTTCCGATGTCTTTTCTTTGGCAGGCTTCTGTTTGGAGTTCTGTTGCTTGCGTTTCTCAGTTTCTTGCTTCTGACTCTTTCTCCGCTCTTTTTCCTCTTTCTTTTTCTTTTCTTCAATGGCTTTATCATCCAAATGGAAATAATCTTCTGCCCATTCGTAAACCACATCATCCCGAACCACAGCACAATTTCCACTTTTCTGTTTCCTCGCCTGCTCATAAATATAGCCATAGCACTTTTCCCATGTTTTATGATTTTGAAGAACGTCTTCCGCAAGACCGTCATCTTCTTCACAGCGCTTCAGCAAATAGGTTATAACCGGATCGGCAAAATTCTTATCTTTGGCGTTCTTTAATTCTCCTTCCAGCTTTTCCTTCGCTCTCTGTTTTAATGGTTTCGCATTCTCCTCCTCCGCTTTCTTTATTGCTTCATCCGTCGGTGCTGGTAAGCCTTCCACTATATCTGCAAGCGATGTAGTTCCCATTGGGACAAACTCCTCATCTTTTATATTTTTTTCGCCTTCGGACGTAACTGCTTCGAATGCTTCCTGCTCGGTTTCTTCAATTATTTCCCCCATAGGTTCTACAGGTACATTGTTCTCCAATTCCTCTTCTGCATCGGATACTCCGGATTCGTACTCCTTTTCCAGCCGTGCATTGGTTACATCAAACAATGTGTTGCCATCAGCGTCATAGAATACTGTGACGCTTTCTCTCTTTAAGATCTTGTACTCTTTGTCTCTGATTTTTATTGAGCACTGTTTTTCTTCATCGTTGTAATGGCTTTGAAGAAATGTTTTTACAACTTCATTCCATGGCCAGCCATAGGTATTGTCATCTTTCTCTTCCAACGAAAAATGTTTTACATTTTCTCCCATTGTGTTTCCTCCTTCTTAAAATCAAAAAACATATAATACTTTGTGGATTTCTCCTTCTTCTTTGTTGGTGCGCTCATGGCTCCGATACAATGGAACATCCGTCGCAGCGACCACACATCCATCCGAAACATAGGCATATACCAAAATTCCTGCCCTTCTCTCTCTTGTGGAAAAAGCACATGTCCTGTTACGGGATTTGTCAGCGTGTCTCCGATGCAAATATATCCGGCGCATCCAAGCAGCGAAAGCTGTATGTAGCACATCATTCCCGCCACCCGGTCAACATCCTGCCCCACGAACAGGACATGGTTCTGAAAATTATATTTTGACAACTTCATCTCACTTACGGTGGCAATCAGTGTTGCGCCCGCCCCGCAGGCAGGATCGCAAACACTTATATATCCCCTTTGCTCTATCTGCTCGTCCACATCGCCCGTAACCATATTTGACATTGCCTTGCATACGCAATAGGGCGTGAAAAATTGTCCTTTCCAATGATTTCCAAGCTTCAATTCCATGAACAATTCTCCGAGGAAATCCTGTTCCGGGTTTCTTTCGAGAGCTTCAACGATTACAGCCATGCACCGTGACGGCTTATCTACACCGCCAAGACGCTCTGCGCATTGTTTGTACTCCTGCTCCCTCTCCAAATATCGAACACCCGCCTTGTCCGGATCTGTGGAATTCGCCAGAGAGCACGCTATCATGCTAATGAGATCTGCCCAAACCTGCCATGCACTCCGGCTGTAGCACATTTCCCGAAAGACTTTTAAGAATTCCTGCTTTGTCCCCTGTATCTCTTGCACTTCTTTCTTCGCCTTCATCGCAATCCCTTCTCCCTCATGAGCTTATCTATGAATTCAGGGGTTGATACATTTCTTGCAGAGTCTGGGTCTTTATCCTCGATTTTCGGTGTCTTCTTCTCCTGTTCCCTGCTGCTAAGCATGTACTCTGATTTCTTTTTCAATACAAGCTCCGGAAGTAGGCTGTCATTGATCTTGCGCTGTACAATAGCGTCATAAATCTTGAAGAAATGTGCTCGGTTCGCAACTGGATTATCTCCCAGGCACAGCTCCCGGAAGCCCATCCGTTCTACAGCTTCCCTTGTCGGACCAGACAGGCTTTCCACCGCCTCGTCTGACCGGTAATATCCGTATTTCTGGATTGCACGTTGTACATCACCCCAGGCTTCTCCGGAATCTTTTATTTGTGGCGATGTATAATCCGCACATTTCGCTCTTATTTCTGCAATCTGCGGAGGATACGTCTGTGTTGCGATCAGTTCTTGAAGTGCTGTCTCGCAGATCTTGAAGTCGATGTCTCCAAGCATTCGGTACCACAACTGAATACTGTACCTGTCAGGCATGATGTTAAACGTTGGATATGCACTTTTGATCGCAGCTCTTATCACATCAAACTCCTGTGGTGTCATATTAGTTTCCACCTCCATACCAATTTGCCGTAGATTCCATGTATTGCCCCGTTGTCATTCTACGGTTGTCCTGCATTCCTCCTGCTTTTATGATCGGTGCCTTATCCTGCGCCCTTCCGAGCCATCCAGTTATGAAACGCTTTATCCCTCTTTCTGTCTTTCGGTTCTTAGGATTGCTGTCAAGCCACGCATACATCTTCCGAAACTCCTGCTCAACATCAATGGCTGGATATAAGTTTCTAAGAGAATTGAGGTAGTCCAAGGTGACATCAAAAGATCCTGATCCAGTAACCAGAGGAAGTGAAATGAACACTTCCGGTCTGGAGGTTATTACCTCCGGACATATAGTATCTTTCTCTATCTCTTTCTCTATCTCTTTCTCTATCTCTTTCTCTACGTTACCGATGCGTTTCACTCCTGTTACATTGCTGTTACATTGTAACGCTTTCTGTTCTCTATGTTTTCTTACTCGTTCAGCACTTGCACTTTCTGAACCAACCATTTTATCGCATTCCGTTAGGCGGTACTCTGTTTCATCAACCAACTCCATTAACCCTTGTCGAATCAGGAATAAGACCGTTACTTTTACGTTTTCCGAATCTTCATCAAGATCCAGTGCCAATTCCTCATAAAAATCATCTTCTACGCCTTCGAAGTAAAGCTTGCCATCATTTTTCATCGCAATAAGCAGCATTTTCAGATAAATGATTGTGTAGGTATCCCCGCCAGCAATCTTCCGTAATTTCTTTATCGGCTTCTGCCGGAAGAATCCCTCCGGCAGCTTTAACCAATAGTATCGTTTTCCCATTATGTTTCCTCCTAGCAGATTACTTTTGATCCTTCGTCAGTCTTAATAACTGTGATACTCTGACTAAACCTTGCTTTCATCGCATCATCATGTGTGATTGCCATCACTTTTACATCCGGATACCTGCTACGGATTGTTTCAAGAGAATCCACATAGGCCTGTGCTCCATCATCATCCAAGAACGGGGGCTCGTCAATGAACAACATCCCAAGCTGGATACCGGCCGCAGTCGCCTTAATCTCCGAAAGAGCAAGAATAACAGCAAGGGAAGACTTTACTTTTTCGCCTCCAGACTTCGAAGCATACGGTAGTGTCGTTTTTCCGTATTCGTTGATAAGTACATCCAGAGTAGCTTTGTCTCCATCCTTTCCCTTTACGGTACGTTCCATTACAAATTCAACTCCCATGGTTCCGCCAGTCATCTGACCAAGGATATTATTCGCCGTATCGGTTATATGAGGAATAATATTTCTGACAATCTGATGCGGAACTCCATCTTGGGAGAACGCCTGTTTCAGCACCTCATACCGAGTCGCTTTCTCTGCATCCCGGGAAATCTCTGCTTTAAGCTGGTTGATTTCTTCATTTGCTTTTTTTGTATCCTCTATCCGCTGAAGCAGCACCCCTTTTCTGACTTGCATGGAAGCTGCTTTTTCCTCCAATTCCATCTTCTTTCTTTCCAGCTCGGAAAGTTTTTCTTCTTTTCCTTCCGGCAATCCAGCAAGTTCTTCGTTCAAACGGATATATTCGGCACACAACTTAGACCACTCTTCATTTTTAAGCCGTTCCCGTTCTTCAAGATCTTTCAGCTTTTCGGCTATATGCTTCTTTCTCTCTGCGTAAACCGGAATATTGGTTTTCTGATCTGCATATATCCGCAGTTCTTCCGATATTCGTTTTGCTTCTTGATATCTTTCAACTGTTTCAGTTAGCTTTAAAACGTTTTCCGTTATCTTATGGCTTTCTAATTTGACCGTAGAGACATTTTCAGTACATGAAACTATTGTTTTATCATTAGAGGCTTTCTCCCCTTCTAAACGGGCTTTTAAAGCTTTCAGTCTGTCTATCTCATCTTTCCGCTTTTGGTAAGTCTCCAGATTAGTGATTTCACTAAGAACGTTCTTCTCCTGTTCCTCTGAATACCCGATTTCTGCAATCTCCTTTTTCTTTTCAGCTGCATACGTTGCGTAATCTTCTTTGGCAATTCGGATACTTTCTTTTATTTCCGCTATCTCTTCTTCCGTCTTTTTGATTTTCGCAACATCTTCCCTGGCTTTTTCAAGAAATCTGCATGTTGCATTTTCAATATCAGGGCATCCGGAATTATCCATAAACTCCTGCTGTTTCTTGTACGAATCAAGATCCGACTCTGCGAGCCGCAATTGTGTAGAAAGACCATGTACAGTTTCGGTTACTTCTCCATGCTTCTTATTTACCTCTGCACATACGGCTGAACACCGGTCCTTTTTCTCCCGTATTTCTGCAAGTTCCTTTCGTTTGTCTTCAAGCTCAGAAAGCTTCTGCGAAATAAGTTCTTCCTCTGCAGTCTCAATCTTAGAAAGTTGTTCCTCTATTGATCGGTTCTGAATTTGAGTTGTGTTAATAATATTTTCATAACGCAGGATCTGGTTTTGTTTTTCTTCCAAAGATCGCTTGCACGACTCGTATTCCATTACATCGGGAGCCAGTTTTTTTACGGTTTCTTCCGCAGCTTCATATTCCGCCGCTTTCGCCATGATGATTTCAGAATTTTTCAGAAAAACATCGCACGTTTCCATTTCTTTCTCTGCTGCTTCTTTTTCGGATTGTATTGAGAGAAGCGCTTTTTTCTCTGTATCAGTAGATTGCAAAAGTTCAGTACTTTTATCCTGTGCCTCTTTACGGTCTGCAATCTGCTTTTTGCATACCTCAATGTCCTGTTCTGTCATCTTACGTATCTGGTCAAATTCAGAAGCCTCTTTTTCCAAATTCTCAAGTTCTCCGTCCGGATTTCCTTTTTCTGCAACGAACTCGGATTTTACTTTTACAGCTTCCTTCTTAGAAAGAAGATTCCGCTTTGTATCTGCCAGAAGCTTCTTTGCTTCCTGTTCCATCAGACCATAAACCGAAAGCCCCAATAAATTTCCAAGGATAGTCATGCGATCTTCTTTCTTAGCCTGCAAGAATAACCCATACTGGTCCTGCATGATTAAAGCGCAGCTGCGGAATGTCATTGAATCCATACCAAGGATTTTCTCTATTTCAGCCTGTGTATCTTTTATTCTCTCTGCAGACAGGTTCAGCCATTCTTCTCCATCCTTTTGCGAAATGTTCAAGGTTGCCCTGCCTGACTTCGTTCTTGTCCGCACAACCCGGAAACGCTTATCCCCAATATCAAACACAAATTCTATCGAGCCACTTCTTGCATCTTCCGTCCCTCGGATCCATGCTTTGTTATCCCCTTCTCTTGTTTCTTCGTATAGGCAATCAGCAATAGCATCCATGAAAAGACTGCTCTTTCCCGCTCCATTTACACCATTGATAGAGCAAAATGAAACATCAGAAAAATCAAAACCTTCTTCTTTATAATTTCGATAGTTCTTAACCGAGATTGATACCGGACGGAAAACTCCATGGTTCTCTGATGTCGTTTCCGACTTCATAGCAACTGAAATAATTGGTTCGCCCAGTTCAACGATCTTGTCCGCATCTTTTACACATTTCTCAGAGAGCCATTTTTTCAAGTTGAGCAACGGATCGCTTTCCTCTGACAAGAGACCTCTGTTTGCTACATCAACCATACTTTCCGCTTCAATGTCAGCTACATAGAATGCACCCATCTCATATAAATCAGACTGCAAAACCGGTATATTAAGTGCCTTTTTCTGTTCAACAGTACAGCTATATTTGATTCTGACAATTTTATCTGATACAAGGAACGGATATCCCTCTGTAAAGAGAAACTCCTTTCCCCGGCAGAGATAATTCTCAACATCCTCTTGTGCCCATGTTACCGTCTGAAACTTCCTGTACGGAGTCTCATATCGCTTTCCGGATTTAAGTCTTCTCCCGTCAAATTCATGTATCCAGAACCCTCTGCTTTGTCCCTCATCATTAAAATTCATTGCATTTATTGCGCCAGAATAAAATACGTTTTCCAGTCCCTCTATGGTCTGCGGACGGTGGATGTGTCCTAAAAGAACTGCCGAATAATCCGCCGCTTGTATGGCTTCTCTTGGAATAACAGGTTCAAAATTTGAAAAGAATGAGGTTTGTCCAGATTCCATGTTGCATCCTGGCACTGTATAATGTGCCATCAAAATTGCAGGAGTCATATCTGGTATGATATTTGTATTTGAGCATTGCGCCCTTAACCCCATAACCATATCTGATATATACTTGGTCCATGTCAGATTTTCTTCCTCTGCAGACAAGCCAGGGAATTTCGCTCGAAATTCCTGTTTGTCAAACCCGGGAATACAGGCAACATCCGCTATTGGAGTAGAGATAACCTGCGGTGTAGTGACAACTGCAATTTTTTTATTCTTCGACAGCATCTTTTCCAGAACCCGAAACTGTCCGGCTCCATCGTGATTCGGTGTTCCACGCATCACAACTACAAACTTGGAGCGCTCTGCCAATCCCTCGATAATCCTCGTGGCCGTAACCATTTCATCAGAGTACCTAACCGGTCCTATCTGCTCTTGGTGGAAGATATCCCCGCTAATGCACACCATATCCGGCTTCTCTTCTTCCGCAACTTTAACCATATACTCAAGGCATTTAATGGTATCAAGAGAACGGAGATTTACTCCATCCTCAACAGGTCCTTTAAACTGTCCTATATGCCAGTCTGCTGTGTGTAATATTTTCATCCGTTTTTCCTCGCTTTCTCTGTTAAATTTCTAAGCTGTGGAAAGAGCAGGGAGAACTGCTCTTCTGTTAATCCGCAAAAAGAAATTCCTTCGTTTATCCATTGTTCGCCTACAATCAATATGTTTCCAAGTATTGGATACCCATGAATATCTGTTTCATAAAGCCATGAGCCGATGATATTTGGGGATAATTCATGGTAATATCCGTCTTCATCAACCAACATGCTTACGCAATTTCCTCTTTTACGAGGAGCATTGAGTTCTGTATATAATCGTTTTGGCATTACGTGTTCTACCAGCTCGCATTCCGGTCCTATGTACTTGCACAGCAACTTCGTTTGTTCTGAAATGCTCCCATCCGGAAAGTCATGAACAGAAATTTGATTGCCAGTAGTAATCTTGATCATCTTCATTACCTGCTGCCCCCTCTCTGGCATTTAATGCACAGCGGACGTCCGTATTTATTCAGTGAATATTCGTACACCCTCTCATTAATTTCAATTCCGCATCCGTCACAGAAATATCCTTCATTCTCCGACGGAGATGTCGGCTCCTTTGTATGTGGTTCATCAGGAATGTTTTCCGGAATATCCATTACGTCATCTTCCGAAGCGTCACTTTGAAATGCTGGATTGTTTTCAAATGCCTCTGCATCGAATGTATCCTCGTTTTCAAAATCCATTCTTTTTACCGGAAGGGCCCCAACGCCAAACATATTATTTACAGAACTGATCCCTTGGGTAAGCATCGCCTGTCTTACCGACGGCTCCGAGTAATCTGGAGAAAAAACTACTGTAGGAATTGCGAAATTCTTTTTCAGTTCCTCTTTTGTGTACGTACCTTTTACGCCAAGCAAGGCTCGTATTACTCGTAGTTTTGCTCCTGTGATTGCCTTTTCCGCCCAAGTCTTTTTTAGTAACGCCATATTTACCATGACCGATCTTTCAATGTACTTCTCGCGGTCTACCTCATCAATCACATAAGCATCAACTGTTTTCCCCCACTTATTCTTTGCTTTAGTCCACGTTCCCTTGAAGATCTCTGCCGCAGCTTTGGCCTGCTTTTCATCAGTAATACCTCTTGTGGCTTTATCAGAGAATTCGATTCTGTATTTTTCCTCTTCATCTTCAAGACAAATTTCTTTCTGGTCCGTTTCGGTTCGACAGGTTCCATCGGCTTTTCGCATAGCACCCTGTGCATGTGCCCGGTACGTCACCCGGTTGATCCGTTCCCCATATGTCTGTTCGGGATTGAACTGAATACCAGCCGCCATAGCCATTTTATTTAGTAACGGTTTGGACAGGGAGAAGGCGTCCGCATATATCTTGTTTCCTTTGTCGTCTTTTCTGCCAGTGTCAACGGATCCGACTTTGAAAATATCTCCACTTGTTTCACTCAAATCCACCGCAACTTCTTCCACATGGAATTTATAGAATGGGTTGAGCTGAACATCTGTCGCTGTCGGGATTAACAGATTATAACCTTTGTACTCTTTTATTACTTCCGGCAATGATGCCATTACATCTTTCATATTGCTTTCCTCTCTTTCATGTGCTAAAATAAAATTGCTTTTAATTCTCATGCGCCTGATCGGCAATCGCCATCGTCAGAGTGTATTTGGTTAAAAGTTCTGACTTAATGGCTTCAATCACTAATTCAGCCAGATAGCCCGGTGTCCGTCTAACACCGTTGCAATCGCCAAAACGCTGTATTAGTGATTGGAGTTTTTTTCTTGCCGAAATCACAGCGTTTTCATAAAGCTCTTCTGGTATCTCAAATCCTATTGCATCATCAATCATCTTCTTGTCCATATCCGATCTCCTATCCATTCGAAAACATAAAATGTAAAAAATGTGATAAATCCTGCCGCTATTACTTCTCCACCAAGAGCTTCATACCCTCGTATTTCAAGAAGCTTCTCGGATATGATATGCAAAAATGCCAAACCAGCTACTATGGATACAGCAATCTCAATGGCAGAAATTGCCGCTTCCTTTATCTTTCTTACGAAAATCTGTCTTTTCCTTTTCCTCCTTTCGTTCTCTATTTTCTCGGCATCCATCTGCCTAAGGACGGCAGTTCTTGGATACCTATAGCAAATAATAATTGTTTCTTTATCATTTATCAGATCGTATAATCTAAGTACCTTCATACTGCCTCCTCAAATAAAATACTCATTTGACCGCTTTCCTCAATTTTTAACATCCTAGAAACACGCTTTGACTCTTCTTTCCTGAACTCTTTTTCCTCATTACAGTCACATTGTTCTCCCGGATCCAGATTACTTCCACATTCCGGACATGTACGATAATACATTTTCTTCCACCTCCTACTCAATCATGCAATGTTCATTGAAATATTTTTTTGGAATTCTTCCGGACGGATAAGCCTTTGTAAGTTTACCGGATGCGATGCACTCTTTTCGCATCGTGCGAATCATTTCATACGCTTTTGACCGGCTTATTCCAAGCAATTCAGTTATGTCGTTTACCATGTAATATGAACGGTTTGTACTGTTAATTTCTTTTACGATGCCAGCAGCCATACAACCGCCTCCTTTACTCTAAATTTTTTTCAGCCCAAATTTTTAAGCTCTGTGTAATTTTATTCAACTCGTCCAATGTCTTGATAATCTTGTTGAGATCTTCCTTTTCATCTTCCGTTATTACGCCATCCTCAGTAATATCAAGAAGAAGTTCTTTCGCAGCAGAAATTTTTCTGAACGATGACAAGGCCTTAATACTAATCCTGTCCAACGCCTCTACCCTAATTTCCGGAAAATCTTTTCCAAGCGGACACATATTTTTACAGTAATAAGATTTCAGCTCTGGTGCGTTGTAAATATCTGACATCATCAGCACCTCGTCCGGAAATGGATTCTTGCTTCCAAGTTCTATGCGTGCCAGACGACTTCTATCTATTCCAAGTTCTTCCGATGCACCTTCTCTGCTGTTTAGGCGGTCATTGAACTTTGCCGCATTGTAACGTGCCTGGGTAAATATGTTTTCCCCCGCTTTCGTAGCATGCTTTCCCATTTAATTTTCCTCCTCGCTAAGCTAAAATATAATCAAACGATATTTTCCGTATATGGAACTGTGATATTTCTGTCCTGGCTTATCTTCTTCGCAATCTCCGGTGCATAAACTCGACCATTAACAACACCAGATACATAATTCCGGCACATACCAACACGCTCAGCCAGTTCCGTCATGTTTATATCATCATCAATCATGGACTTTTTAACTTCTTTGCACCATGTCGGAAGAGTTCGTTTCACATTTTCCACCCCCTTATCGTCTTTAAACATTTGTTAATTACATTTGTTGTTTACATTCGTTCAATTTTGTCTTAGAATAACGTTATACGTTAACAATCACAGAAAGGAGTATCAGATATGAATAATTCATCATCATGGGCCGAGCAACTTCAAAATATTGGATTGACAGAATTTTCAGATGCCAACCGTAAGATTCTGTCCAGTATCGAAAACAGCGGCGTTAAACTAAATGACGCTTCAATATTGCAAGCTTCCGCAGAAGCAATAATAAGAGCTGTATCTGTTATGATTGAAGAAAATAACAAGGCTCTTTTAGTAGAAGCCGATCAATAATTATTCAGTTGCATTACACCTTGAGTGATTGCCGTCACTCTTTTTTTGAAAAATGTTTTAAACATTTGGTTATTACAGTTTTAATAATAATAGCAAATTTGCTAATTGTCAATAGTTTTTTCGCATATTTGCTATTTGGAGGTAAAAATGTCCCTAGTAGCTAGAATTAAACAGCTTGCCTGTGAAAAAAATCTTACTATTAAAGCAATAGAAGAAACTGCTGGTTTTGGAAATGGTACTATTCGTCGGTGGGATAATAGTCCACCATCTTCAGACAAGCTCTTAAAAATAGCATATATGCTAAACACAACCTGTGAATATCTACTTACAGGAATTTCACAATCTTCGGCTCCTATATCTTCGGAAGATTGCGAATGGCTAGTTTTGATACACAAACTACCAAAAGATGCCCAACTTGAATTCAAAGGAGAATTAAGAGGATATATTAAGAGAATGACTCAAGAAGATGAGGGTTCAGAAAAATTAAGAAAGGCAAAATAATCCCCTTCGAGTGGTACCGAAGGGGTAGAAAGGAATGAGTTTATGAGTATGATAAAATGTCCAGAATGCAGGAAGGAAATTTCTGATACAGCCGACAAATGTCCTAACTGCGGATTTCAAATCAAAAAGAAAAAACCTGTGTGGCTAATTATTATTGCCGTCACTTGTGGTTTGATAGCAGTCTTCGTATTATTAAGTGCCGCAAAGGATCTTATGACATCTAAAAAATTGAGCGACAATTCTGCTACTATAAAAAGTTCTGTCAAATCAGAAAACAAAGATGAAGATATTAAGTCCATGAAATTTGATACTGCTACAAATGAAGAACTTGCATCTTTGCCGGATTCAGATGATCTTGTCAAAGCAGTTGGAAGCGGTAGCAAGCTATCAAAGATATTGTCTGATATAGGAGTTACTGGAATTAACGAAGATGTTGTGATTGGGAATTACCACAAAAATGAAGATATTTGTATCATAGATATAAAATGCGCCACTTCAGATAGCAAGATTTTATTAATCAACTTTATGTATGTCGGAAATAAGATGTATGATAATTCGGAGTGGTCAGTAACATCCATTGCTGATTATAATTCCGGAAAATACTATTATATAGAAGGGGATTTGGCATCAGCTTATGATATCTATGATTATGAAACAGGAGAATTAGTATCAAAGGCAACGACTACTCCAGATCAGATAGAGAATGATGCAAAGGAGATTCTTGGAGTAGATTAAATATTTGGTGATCGTATGAGTAATATTGGGGAAAAAATAAAGGAATTGCGGACAGAATCCGGGGCCACCCAGTTGCAGCTCGGTGAGTATGCCGGGTGCTCAGGACAGGTAATTTCAAACATTGAAAGAGGATATACAAATCCGTCCGCACAGGTTTTAAATAAGATAGCAGAATTTTTCCATGTTCCTTCAGATTATTTATTAGGAAAATCAAAATCTCAGTGGATTGCGCTTGATCCGGAAACGAGGATGCCTTGCATCGGATCACGTATCTCTGATCTGATGCAGGATGCGAATATGTCTCCGGAAGAACTAGCGAACCGTGTAGAAATATCCGTACAAACTGCTCTGGAAATTTTAAGCGGAGCAATAACTCCAAATATAGACGTGTTGGCCAAGATCTCTAAAGTGCTAAACACTTCTATTGATTTCTTGATCGGCGCCGTCCCGTTTCAGACAATCATATCCTCCGAGGAAGAACAAGATATCATTCTTTATTATAGGGGAATGTCAAAAAGCGGGAAACGGATGATCATGGGAGATTTTGAAAAACTGAAAGACAGATAGGAATATATAATGTACTTAACCGGGGAACCGTTGAGGTGCTATACAGCCGCCGGACGAAAGAAAGGAGGCTGGTGCTTATGGTTACATACAGTGACTTGTTTACTTTTGTCATCATGCTTTGTGCTGTAATTACCCTTGTCGTAACGATAATGAAGCACAAAAAATAGCGCCCCTGTCCTGGTAAGATAAGGCGCTATTTTTATAGTTACATATTTTACCGGCGGTCAGGTGTACACTGACCAACGATTCCCTTGTTAAGTACATTATATCCAATACATTTCCATTTGTCAAATACTATGCAACAAGGAGAAATATTATGCCTGCATATAAATATCAAACAAAGGACGGGAAAACAAAATGGTATGCAAATTTTTACTATACAGACTGGCTCGGCGAAAAAAAGCATAAATGCAAACGTGGATTTGATACAAAAGGATCTGCAAAAGAGTATGAACGGCTGTTCTTAGATAAGTATTCTAAAAGCCCGACAATCCTCTTTTCCTCTTTGGCCGGAAATTATATGGAAGATATGGATTCCAGACTGAAGCCGACAACATTAAAGGGTAAGAGATATATTGTCGAAACAAAACTGCTTCCTTATTTCGGAAAAATGCAGATATGCGACATTGATGCAGATCTTGTTAGAAGGTGGCAGAATAGCTTAATTGATTATCGTAATGAAAAAGGTGAGCCTTATGCCGAAACATATCTGCACTCAATAAACTCACAGCTTTCGGCTGTGTTTAACTATGCAGTCAAATACTACAAACTTGGAACAAATCCATGTTATATTGCAGGAAGCATTGGAAAAAGCCGGGCTGAAGAAATGAATTTCTGGACCAAAGAAGAATTTGAGCATGCTATGCAGTTTGAAAAGAAACCGTCTTATATAGTTGCTTTCAAGCTGCTTTTTTACAGCGGCATGAGAGAAGGAGAGCTGCTTGCTCTTACACCGGAAGATTTTCCACGAGATACCGCAATCGTAGATGTAAATAAAAACTATGCCGTAGTGGATGGTATTGAATATTTTTTAACCCCAAAGACAAAGCGGAGCATACGGAAGATCACAATACCGGATTCAATCCATGCAGAGGTTCTTGAATTCATAGACAGTATGTGCCTTGAGCCGGAAGAGCGTATATTCTATTTCAAAAAAGGCGGGCTTTACAGCGAATTCAAAAGGATGATCAAGCGTTCCGGAGACAAAGAGATAAGAGTTCACGATCTGAGGCACAGCCATGTAGCCATGCTGGTTAATATGGGATTTGCAATCGAAGAGATTTCCCGCCGCCTCGGTCATGATTCAATAAAAACTACATGGGATACTTATTCCCACCTTTATCCGGGAACAGACAGGGAATTAGCACAAAAAATAGAGGTTATTATCAAAAAAGAAAAGGAAACTGCGGCCGTAGCTGAGAATGAAGATGATGGTATCGCTGTGGATATGGTGCCAGGCTCACCTCTTGGCCGAATTAGCCAGCACGCCTTGGCAATGGCTGAGCAGCAAGGAAACGAACATATACGAAAAAACAACAAAAACATCTTTATAAAGTATGGGATTGATATTGAATCAGAAATGGTTTACGGATATAAACTGGAAACGTATCTGGATTTGATAGCTTTTGGGGATGCAATTATACAGACTATTTCTTCTTTTAAACCTTCGGCAACTCTCAAAGATCTTATTATGGCCATGTACTCTGATGCCATATCATCTTGTGAATTGTCGCAGGGAAGCTTAAAAAATCTTGATCAGTTTATGGTTGATACAACGATTCCGAAATACAGCAAACTGTATGGAATAGGTGGAAAATAGAAGTTTTAACATCACATTAACATCACGAGGATGTGAAAAAACCCGAGAACCCTTGAAAATAAAGGGCTCCCGGGTTTTGCTTATTATTCAAACTCAAGATTTATCAGTGCTTTTTCTGTTTGTTCATATACGCATATTACATATTTTATTATTTATTTCTTCTATTTTATATATTACAATTATTACACACATATAGAAACATCAAAATAACATCACGTATAAATACTATTTTTTTATTCTTTATATTCTTCCACTTTTACCCAATCATAAAAACATTTAGCATAAAGGACTTTTATGATAAGGGTAAATTTACGCCTAGCTTTATATGCCTTTTCTATTTCTTTTACTCCAATTCCATCTGTAGTAGGCTCTCCTCCTATTAGGCGTCCAACTATTTTATACATATCTCTTTACCTTTATATATACAATATTATTCTAACGTATTTCTCCTGTCAACTTCTATCACATCCGATATTTCACAGCGCAAGACCTGGCATATCTTGTCGATGTGTTTCATCTCAATATATTGATTTTTCCCCATCCTGGCCAACGTTCCACTGCTAAATCCTGCCATATCACGCAGATCTGTTTTCTTTATTCCTCGCTCAATCAATGTTTTCCATAAAGGATTGTATGAAATCATAAAAAGCACCTCCCTGAAATTGTTTTAATTCATAATACATTATTTATTCATCATTGTCAATTTTATTTCTAACTTGTTAGATATTTTTTCTGACTTTTTGCATTTTTTCTATTGACGTACAGTGTACATATGTTAATATACAACCATAGAAACAAGAACATACATTCGTAGACGGCGAATGAATAAGGAGGAAAAAATATGTCAGAACTTTTAAAGAAACAAAGATTTGGTGTTGAGGTTGAATTTACCGGGATAACGAGAAATATGGCCGCAAGGGCCGTTCAAGAAGTAGTTGGAGGGACAATTTCAGGTCCAAAAAGAGATGCGTACTACACAAGATCAGTCAAGGATGCTTCTGGTAGAATTTGGAAGGTGATGAGGGACAGCTCAATTTCACCAAAGAGAAACGCAGGATCTGATAACATTGATGAGTATAGAGTAGAATTTGTTACTCCCCCTCTCAAATATGAAGATATCGAAACTTTACAGGGTATAATCAGAAAATTCAAAGAAATCGGAGGCGTTCCTCACAGCAGCTGCGGAATACACATCCATATAGACGGAGCAAATCATACAGCTACTTCACTTCGCAGAATGGTAAACTTCATGCTTTCCAGGCAGGAAATCATATATGAAGCTTTAAATATTGGATCTCGCAAAGACCAATGGTGCCGGCCGATATGCAAAGACCTGTATGATAGTATGAAAAAAGAAGCAAATCTTACAAAAGATAAAGCAGAGAGGATTTGGTATAGCGAAGCAAACGACCATTACTGGGGTGGTATTGATCACAGCCATTATAATCGTACTAGATATCATGCATTAAATCTTCATAGTTTTTTCACGAAAGGAACCATAGAGTTCAGGCTTTTTAATAGCACATTACACGCCGGGAAAATAAAAGCATACGTCCAGTTTTGTCTTGCATTATCTGCATGGGCAATCGAATCAAATGACAAAATCGTATTCAGAAGTGTTTCGGGGTACTCTGCAGACAAGAAAGTGACTTTGATGTACCACATCTTAACAAATCGACTAGGATTGTATGGAAACGAGTTTAAAACCTGCAGGCTTCACATGATGAAGAAATTAAAAGAAAACGCTGCGTCAGTAGCAGCTTAATATAGGGGGGGAATTTATTATGAAATTATATGTAGCTTACGGAAGTAATTTGAACAAACAGCAAATGAGCCGCAGATGTCCAGATGCAAAGCCGGTATATACCGGCTATCTGGAAAATTGGGAGTTGATTTACAGGGGGAGTAAGACGGGGTCTTACGCTACCATACGTCGAAAAAAGGGATATAGGGTTCCAGTCGTAGTATGGAGCATTCAGCAAACAGACGAAAGAAATCTAGATATGTACGAGGGTTATCCACGATTTTATTCAAAGCAAAATGTATACGTAAGGCTTTCTGATAATTCTCGTATAAAAGCAATGGTTTATGTAATGTTTAAAGGGGCAAAGCCCGGACGTCCAACCGAACGATATATGAATACAATATGTCAAGGATATAGGGATTTTGATCTTGATTATACTTTTTTAAGATCTTCTATTCTAACAAATATTAAAGAAACGAAAGAGGAGAGGTAGGCTCCTCTCCTCTTTCAGTCATTCGCTTATGCCGTTGCAGCGGCATTTGTTCTGCGCTTTTTGATTACCGCGCCTTGTGTGAGTAATGTTAGATTCTCTGTTCGGGATCCTTACAATCAATTCATCTAACTCGCAATCCAATGCTTCGCATATAAGATCTAAATGCTCAAGGTTCACACGGTCCGCAAGTTCGTGGTACAACTCATTGATTGTGTTGGGACGTATGCCAGTAGCTCGAGCAAGATCCGCCTGCGTCAGCCGCAACTCGCCAAGCTTTTTCGACAGTAAAATCTTTATCATTCGCCATTGCTCCTTCCGCTATAAATTACCATATAATGGTAATTCATAGTGAAAAATGTTAGATTATATCATATTATGATATGAAGCAATGGGACGCCTGTGTCGAGTGCGTCATCAAACAGCGATCAACTTATTTTACTCTGATCTTCTGCCCAGCATAGATGACATTGGCGTTCTTGATGCCGTTCCAGGACTGGAGCTGTTTAACGGTCGTTCCGTTTGCTTTTGCAATCTCGGAAAGTGTGTCTCCGGTTCTGATCGTGTAATACTGTTTTGAAGAGCTTCCAGATCCAGAACCGAGCTTTTTATTTACTTCGGCCTGAACAGCATTATAATCATATCCAGCAGCCTGAAGTTTATTCTTTCTATCGTTTCCATTGCCCCATTTTCCGGCAATCACTTCATCTGCGATAGCTGATACGCTTTTCTTGCTACTTCCATTTACAATCTTCTGCACCTCATCATATCGTGATCCCAGCGCAATCTTTCTGGTTTCCCCATTGCCGTACTTTCCGGCTTTGACTTCCGATGCCAGTGTAGAGGCAGATGCTGTACTGATATGATTGATCATATCCTGCGTTTCGTCGTATCTGGATCCAAGTGCTGTTTTGCGGGAATCTCCATTTCCGTATTTTCCCTGCATAGTACCGACAACAAGATCTAGCGTAGATCCTGTCGGGCTTGCCGGATGTGATGGAGTAGTGGATCCGTCCGTATCCTCATGTGCGCTGTCAGGATTGCAGTATTTCATCCATGTATTCTTATCTCCGTAGAACTTATTAAGATCCAGATTTCCGTTGTATCCGCTCAAACGTCCCGCCGAACTGTACTGGCGGATAGCGCAAGAATACGCTCCTTCATTCCACGGTGTAGCCTGATAGCCTGTCTGATTCATATTTGCATACTGTGCAATCCACAATCCGCAATTATTTCTCTGAGCTATAGGTTTTACAGCAGACATTCTACTCTGCTGCACATAGATCATTGGCGGAATACCTGTTCTCTCGATAATCCGTTTAACCATCTGCTCCAAATACGCCTCGTTACCCCACTGAGAATTCTGGTTGGACTCCCAATCGAGACACAACATATATTTCCCAATCCAGTTTGAAATGTTTTTTAAATAAAAATCTGCTTCTGCAACCGCTCCAACTCCAGAAATATAGTGATAAGTTCCTACGAGTTTTCCCGAAGCAGCAGCCTGTTCTACTTGTCTCACGCAATCCGGTGATACATATGTTGTCCCCTGAGTCGCTTTGCAGATAACAAAATCTGCCGGAACCGCGGCAAGGTTAATACCTTTCTGCCAATTACTAACATCAATACCATTTAAATATGCCATATCATTTTTCTCCTTTCTGTTCAGCCATGCATGAGCACGGATATGTCCCTTTTGGGTACTGGATCTGCATTTCGATCTCTCTCCCGTTCTTTCCATCGTTTCGGATTATGACTTCCCCGGAATATTCATATACCAATTCATTTTCGTAATAGACTGATACTGTTCCATATGTACATTGATCTGAGACCTCAATCACGAGAGGTTCTGCAGTCTGGGATTCCTCCCGCACCTCTTCACTTTTCCCATCTTCCGGGATAAGGGGATGAAATAACAAAAGGATCCCCACTGCAATAATGACGATTGATAATACGTCTGCAATCCGTGACATCCGGATACGATGAAGGACCCGGCGCCACGCCGAGCCCTTCCCGTTTCTCTTATTCATTTCCGGGATCCTGGGATCCATTTACCTTTCCATCGTCCAAAAGATCTTTAACTCCATCAAACCATTTCTGCACTATATTTTTCAATGCGCTTTCAGGTACAAGCAGCTGCATCCATTTCGGGAGGAGGCCTCTCGCCTGCTGAATAACCCACTCGAATTTTTGTTTGCCTGCTCCAGATTCATTGTACATATGTTCAGCTCTTAAGATGAGCTGATAAACATCTTCCCTGATCCCATCAAGCCCCCTCTGTTTGATATATTGAACAACGACTGCGATTGTCACTATTACCAAAATTGCAATGACGACAATCAGGATCGGTAATGGGATCTGCTTAAAAAATTCTAATAATTCCATAAATGCTCCTCCTTATAAAAAAGTGCCTTCATCCGTACACTTTTGATACACATTTTTAATGTTTCTGATTGCGAATACCACTTTGCTGTTTGGAAATTCAGGATGATCTCTGCAATAATCGTCGTACTTGTCAATATCCTCGATTATCTGATCGAAATGTTCCTTGCTGTGTTTTTCTCCATGAAGAATTTCATCATTAAAGCGAAGGATTCTATACCTCCACGTATAGGCCATCCCCTGATCAGATGAACATTGCAATTTGTCTATCTTTTTATCCAGATTACTGATCAACTCATTTAGATTTTCCCGTATATCGATACTCTGCTGATGCCATACCGGATACTGCTTCGCCTGATCAATAACCTCCTGGATCCGGTCGTTTTTTTCTTTTTCATCAAGTGCCTTTTTTGATATATATTCTTTAACTTTTTTGTATACCATCACCAGAAAAACAATCGCCGAAATGACAATTACTGCCTGTCCAATACTGATATTTCCGAAAGATTGCATAAAATGTTCTATCATCGTTCTTTCTCCTGTCAGGTTTTGCATGTTCCGGTTGCTTTCTCATTCGGTTCTGCCCTTATTGGGTTCATTCAACTTCCTCCTTCCCAAATAAAAAAAGACCGTTTTTCGGTCTTTAAAAACATAAAAAGGGCTGACGCCCTTTTTATAAATCTGTTTCTTTAATTTCATTATATCTTTCCAATGCTGCCTTAGCCAGATCAGTTCCTTGAATCTGAGAAGTATTTTCTTCGGTAAATCCATATAAATTTCTCATATGCGCAATTTCATATGATTGCTTTCTTATTATTTCTGACAACTGGCGTATGGCTTCATCTTGTTTCTCGACCATATCAATATATAGATCAAGAAGTTCCAATAGCTTACTCTCGTCCATTATTTAGTTTGCCTCCTTCGGGTTATGCGTAAGCACAAAATCGCTAAAGATCTTTGTTTTAAGAGCTTCGCAGTCACAGTGCTTCATAAGAGACATATAGCTCATAACCGTGTCATTTGCCTTCTCAAATGACATTTCATAATTTCGATAATCCTCCTGCACTTTTTTCAGCCTCCGTTTCATCCTAAGACTGGTTGATTTTCTCAGCCTGACTTTATGCGGCCAAATACGGTATCCGACAAACTCCATTCCTTGATTTATAGGTCGAATTGCCGTCTTATTATTTAATCGCAGATGTAATACATCGGATAAAAACTCAGAAAACTCTTTTTTATATTTATGAAGGACCGATTTGTCCGGGTACAGGATCACTATGTCGTCCATTAACCGTATATATTTCTTTATACCGAATGATCTCTTTGCGAGCTGATCAAGTTGGTTAAGATACATGTTTCCATACATATGGGATAGTCCTCCACCGATTGTAATTCCGACATCCCATAGCAGATCTTCTTCAGCAACTTCCATAGGATTTTTTACTCCTAATGGAAGTCCGAAAGGACTAGACGCTTCACAAATATAGTGTTCCAATAACCTAACCGTTTTTTTATCCCCTATTTTCTTCTCAATGATATTCATCAGGATATCGTGGTCAATTCTATAAAAGAATTTCTCTACGTCCATTTTCAGATAATACCAATTTTCTCCGCTATCGGCTGCCTGATCCACCCATGATGCCAGCCGTTTCATTGCATTTACCTGCCCTCTCCCTTTGATGCATGCATATGTATCTGATATAAAACCTTTACATAATATCGGATTCAGAACATCATACGCCGCCCTTTGTATGATTTTGGTGGTATAATCAGCTGATATAATCCTTCGCAACTTAGGCTCATATACATAAAACGAATAGTATCGGTCCGGAGGAAAACGAAGGTTACTAATGGATTCTGAAATGCGGTATATATTATCTTCAAGGTTCGCCCAAAAACTCAATTCCGCTTTTCCATATCTTCTCCCTTTTCTGACGTTCCTTTCTGCTTGTAGCAATGTTTCAAAGGAACAAATATCTGAAAAAACATTTCTAATCGACATATTAACTTCCCGTAAAGCACTGCGGATTTCTCAATATCGATACTCTCGGCTTGTGCTAAATAGTATTTTTTTGCTATCGCAACGGAAACAAGATCCTTTACCCTTCTGTACTGGATATAAACCCTTGAGTTTATAACATCTGACCACGAAGGTAGAGCGGAGCGGAAGCCGACGTTGGAGTTGGAGTTCGAGCGGGGATTGTTCAGATTGACGTTGAAGACGCCGGCGTTGGAGCCATTGTTCCACCTGCCCCCGCATAACGGCAGCCGCTATATCCTGCTCCCAAATGAGGTCAGTCTTTTTTGCTACTTTTAATCCATCCTCCGACCATTCGGCCAAGTTCTACCGACTTTGCGCTCCAAATCTCATATTTCTTTGGTGGTAAAAATTTCAAATTGTACGAGAGGCGTAAATAAGCCTTTAATTTCATAATTTCTACATCCAATTCTTGAAGCGTAGTTTTTTTATAATATTTTTTATTTGCTTCGATTATCTTTTCCAAAATCTTATGCATACAGCGTTTTATATCCACTACAAGAGCAAATTTTTCAGCTTTAGGATACTGTGCCAGAGCAGTATATCCATATTCCATCATCTCAAACGCCTTCTGCAATATAATGAGATCTTCCATTAGACAACCTCCGATAGACCGACTTCCTTTCGATATTATCATATTTTAATCTTTTTCATCTGATATAGTTATTTTATATCGTATTCCGTTATTATGTAGAAGCTAACATTACCCTCCCACTACCGTGGGAGGGTTCAGAACACAGTGCAACAGATTACAGATCTACAAAAGCGGAGCGGAAGCCGACGCTGGAGTAGGAGTACGAGCGGGGATCGAGCAGATAGACGTAGAAGACGCCGGCGTAGGAGCCATTGCCCCACCCGCCCCCGCAGAACGGCAGCCGCTCTCCTCTGGTATTCATCCAATGATAGTCGTTGCCATAATCTCCGCCAGGTTCATCTGGATACAACAGCAGAGCTTTTGCCAACTCTGGTGCGGCACTCAGACCAGATGCAAGAGTCATATCTTTGTATTGTCCTCCATTTCCCTGATCCGTGGTGTATGTAATAGTTCCATTAGTAAGCTGGATCTTGCTGGATACCCAATCCCATTTCAATGTTCCTTCTGTTCCCGGATCAACAAGGGAACCGTCAGATTTAATAGCTTTCCACTCAGTAGAATTCGCCCCCATATTCGTTTCTGCCAGCATACTGTTGGCATACGGGATAATCTGGATTTCTCCATCTTTCAGACGCATGCCTGCGCACCATTCCCATACATTTCCGTTCAAATCGAAAATTCCATCAGGCATCCAGTTATGGCTCCATGTGTTCGGACCGGATCCGGTAGCACATCTCGCAGGCTCTCCGTTATGATCTCCAGATGTTTCGTAACTTGTAGGGATTCCTTTCTCATGGGGGTAAGAAACATCTTTACCATAGTTATTGTTTCCTCTCGGCATGGTTCCGTTTTTCCGGCACCACAGAGCAATCGCACTCCAAAGGGAATACGGAACCAGGCTCCACCCATTTCCTTTGTTTCGGCAGTAAGTAAGAGCCTGATCGAAAGTGGTATATGTTTTCGGATCACGCATCGGAAGACTATATGCGCGCTCATTCAAGACGATGCTCTGATACTTCCCAACATAAATCTTATCTTTGTCTACTCCGCCTACCTTAAATCCTGGATGAATGTTCTGGCTGCCTCCGTCCATGATCTCCGAAATATTCATTTTCGGAAACGGAACCATTACAGATGGCATTTCCATGTCATCAAAAAGGACGGTATTCTTACCGCCCGACATCGCTTCTATCGCTAATTTAAAATCATCAAAATTCGGCATTATTTAAACCTCCATTTCCCATAATCTAAGTTCACACTTTTCAATATTAAAAGGAACCGGCTCCCTGCTCGTAATTGTCTGGGATTCGGTTCCTTCTTCTGACTCTGGATTGTAATCCGGATTTTCCGACTCAGTTTCGATATACTCCCTCGCCGGCACAACAAGCTGGGCTACATATATTTCACCGCTTGAGGCCCCCATCACTAGAGCGCCGGTGTAATCCTGGCAAATATCGATAACCACTTCGTAGTCTCTCTCCTTTTTGGATGCGTCAAACATCAGATCTCCGTCATTGAAGCTGATGATCTTCCCCATGACCTCATAGGGGATAAAATTTGTGCCGTCCTCCGGCAAATGCGTTACTTTCATAAGAAATACCTCCTTCTGTTCTGAGCCATGTTTACTGCTTCTCTGGTACGGGCCGCTGCGATCTCCGCCGCTTCCCTCATGGACGGATCGCGTCGATCGACTCCATAGCTCCTCATTACATGTTCTTCTTCTTTTCTGCGATCATCATTTTTGACAATAATATTCGCCATTTTAAATGCCTCCTCTCACATAGCAGTTTACAATCACCTGGCTTGCAGAACCGGTATAAGCGATTTTGAAGCCATTCAGAAGTTTGTCGCTGAATTCAAACTCTCCAACAGCTCCTCCCGTCACGCTGACTACTTCGCATTCAACCGTATAATCCATGTTGTTCCTCTGATTAGAAAGCTGCACGGTTTTTTTAGAATTATTGTGTGGATACTGCTGAGAATTTGTCAGCGTAACCTGTATTTTTTCTCCTGTAATCGCAGCAAGATCACGATTGACCTGGAGAAGTTCGCGAGCATTTTCCGATGCCATAAGCATTGCTTCAAATGCAGCCAAGTCCATAATATTGAAATTTGTCGCATTCTGAGGAGTTCCTTGTTGCTCTACTTTTCCCGGAGATGGCGTATGTCGAACAAGCCCTCCGCCCAGATCCTGTTCTTCGAACCTTCCGGGATACTGAACCACATGATCTTTCCAATTCACAAGTTCTCGCATTATTCCTCAACCTCCCTTTCGCTGATTTCCAACTGGCAGACATAATAAAATCCCTCTGCAACAGAATTCATTTCTAAGGATTCCTGTTTAGAGAGCCATAAGTCATTATTTGTGTCATACAATTGGATTTCTGTAACAGTAGCGGCGCCTGTGGTAGCTGCTTCGATCTTAAATCGAACTTCTACAATTCCGTCTTCCGTTACATTTACCGATTCGATCTTCGTCTTGTGATAAGTCGAACCGACTTTGTACTTCGCATAGGCAATCGTACGTTTCGTGTAATCGCGGTATCCCTGGATTGCCTTGCTTGTCAATAGTTTCATCTGCATACCTCCTTTTTATATCTCAAAGGCATCTCCACAGAGCTTGTATCTTACTTGGTATGCTTCTGTGGTAACCTCTGGAACCACTCCATTATCGGATTCTGCCGATTGGACACTTACTTTCGGATCTGTGCCCGCTAATTTACTGCGATAAATGTGTCCTTCTCCTTCTGCTTCTGCATCAATTCCCACGGCGGAATAACTGGCGCTAGCCTGAATATTTGGATATGTCCCTGTTTTGACATGCTCGCCAGTGTTTGGATATGCAACCGAAAGTCCTCTGCCTCGTCCTGAGACATCAATGTTATTATCCGCCAGTTCCACCCCAACGCTTGTGATAGGATATTGACCGGCTCTATATATTTCACCGGTTAGAGGCGCTTCTGTTTCGTAAAAATCAGTTGATGGAACTACATCTATTCCTGTTTCTGCAAGTCCAAGACCATTGCTTACCATCGGTGTTGTACCGCACTGGGTATACGATGTCTTCCATTTTTTTGTGTGACCGCATATCTCTATTCTGGAAAGCGATGTGAACGAAAACGTAAACGCCACATGGGACTGCTTAATCTCTTTTAATTTCTTTATCGCAGCTATAATATCAACCGAGTTTTCTCCGGGTTCAATCTCGACTGTAAAAGTATTGATCGGTGTATCTTCATCATTTACATGAACCTTTCTTCCGATTATATTTTCCAGTATTTTTTCCATCATATATGGATTCATGGGGGCTCTGGTATTCCTTTTTTCCAGTATGAGCTTTCTGCGTTCTTCGTAACTCAAATTCTCTCTTACCGGAAGACCGTATTTCTCCTCATGGTACCGGAGCCCCCATGTTGCCGTCTCAGGAAATGCCTGATATGGGAGCTCCTCTTCAATGCGCAGATGTGCATCGTCCATCTCTTTACCCATTACCTGGAAGATCCATTTTCCCACATAGGATTTTCCATAGAATTCATTTCCCGTTATGTATCCCATCATCCTTTTGGCAGATTCAGATGTCGGAAAATTTTCTATATTCATAAGATCCCTCCTAACTGAAATCCACGTTTTCTGTCGCTGGGTACTCTCCCTTATCTAAGACAATGTTTTCTTCACTCCCGTTTATCAAAAACGTATCGAAGTCAGACACTCCAGGAATATCCGTAATAAGAGGGCGAATCTGGTTATAAATCAGGACTCCATCAAATTTTGATTCTGAGTATTCCTGTAGTACAAGATTTTTAAAAGCGCTTATAATGGTAGGTATGTCTGTCGTTTCATCATAAACTAAACCGGTACATGTATATGACACATTTTTAATAGTAGCCGGAACTATGGTCAGCTCTGCACTTCCTGTAGGGAGCAAGCGCTGCGAACGATCATTTGGAGAAACAATATGGTCATATACATCCTGTATCAATTTTTCATTGGCTGGAGAGCCATTTGAGTCTACAATTATAAGTTTAACCGTTCCCGGTCCATTCCATGTTGCATCTACAATGCAATCCCCCACCCCCACCACTTCCTTGGCCCATCGGATATAATCAGCGTCATTTCCAATATAGCTTACTCCTTCCTGCGTACATTTTTCTTCTATTCTCTGACGTAGAGACTCGTCACTTTCTATGTCCGTACCGCCAGTAATAGCTTCAGAATTTTTTACCGACGAAACGCCCTTTATGTTATTCAGCAAAAATTTTATTGTATTCGCATTCGTATTAGACTCTTTCCCGGGCTCAACAGCAGTCACTAAGATTTCAACCGTACCATCATCTGGTATTGCCATGGATTCATCAGATGAATATTCCAACGCCGGAGAAGCATCTGTTGCTTCCGTACAAAAAATTGTCCCTTTCGGAATTATAGTTCCCGGATCTCCGGTAACGTCGATTTTGCCACTTGCGTAACCAGCTTGACGTCGTTCTATGCCCTCCGCTGCTGCGTGTAGATCGAGCCAATCGTCCCACGCCCACATTGGAAACATGAGCATCAGCGTCCGGGCCATATGAAACTGAATCAATTCTGACTTTTCAATCGCCGTTGGCATTGTAAAATCATAAGGGAATCCTCCCGGCATATCATCAATACCTTCCGGAAGTTCGCTCATCATCCTCTGCTGTATTTCTTCCGGCTCGCTATAACCCACAAATTCCGGCGGCGTAAATTCTTTACTCCATGCATTCACTTATATCACCTCCTCGCTATATAGAAACTTTAAACTCGTCAATATCCACTCCCTTAACAACAAATGAAACGCTTACAGCATCACCATTCCAAACAAATTCAAATTGCCTAACATATTCCGTCCTCGGATTCACCATCAACGCCTCTGTTATTGTTCTCTCTATTGCGGACTCAACCGCCTTTTCACTATCTTCTGCCAGAGCCTCGGCTAGTTCAGTGCCAATTTCATCCGGATAAGCCGCGCAGTCGTATCGTTCTGTAAGAGCCATCTTGCAGCACCACACTTTATAACCTTCCACACCGTCACACTGTTCCATCTGCCCTTTTCCGTTAAGGACAAAATCCTGTTTTTCAACATCCCATGCAACTGTGTAATGATAATCCCGGTCTAATTGGTCTCCGTCATCAATAAATTCAGGGGATTCCTCAACGGGAAATAATGTATTCTCTTCGTCCATGTCTCCACCTCCCCTAATTGATCACATCGATAACTACTGCTTCATTCTGCACCCATGCCACAAGCACATGGTCTCCCGGCGATAATCCGGGGACCGGTATGGAATGCGAATGTGAACCGTTGCCATATTCATGCCCGCCATGACTACCGCCCGAAGCTCCAAGAGACATACCTGTTACATGTCGGCACACTGTATAATCTCCATTTGGAATTTTTACCGGGAAGGTATTTGTTATCAGCCCATAGTCAGACTCTATTTTTCCAAAATCAAGAACAAGGGGAGAGTCTGACATGCTTTTCATTCTTTTATGAAGCGTCCTTGCCAGTTTGTTTGTTCCGGCATGTCCATCAAACGCCATCGTCATCCCTCCTTAATCAAATGTTCCGTCGTCCACCCATCCATATACATTGCTTGAACTGTCCACATGTATCAGGTGCCATGGGTGGGCTTTCCCCGATCCGTTCTTAATGGTTATTTTTGCTCGTCCAGCTCTTGCGTTGTATCCACGGGATCCCGCATAAGATCTAACGTAATGTGTTCCGCCGTGGAAATTCACAATATCGCCCACATTGTAAGATTTTTTCTGTACCGTCTGCTGTGCTTTCTTCTCATATTCTTTGAATGGTACACGAAGATCCAGTGTCATGCTGCGGCTGTCTACATCATGCCTTATGCCAATAACATAGTAGTACGCATTCATGGTTCCAACCGTTACATGAACCAGGTCCCCTTTGCGCACCCATGGAATATCAGGTGCCTTTACAGTCATCTCCTCCTGAACTTCTCCCTCTTCATCGAGAATTGTCTGTGCCGATGTCTTTGCATCCTCAAGGCTTTCATCAGTTCCCCTTCGAACTATTTTCTGCCGTACGCCATATTTTGTACTACCGTTCAGCACAGCTTCCACCGCGCTTTTTCCATCATCATCCTCCTGACCTATCACTTTCACACGAGTAACCATTCCTGCAGTGCTCCTCTTATGTGTGGCATTGATTACATTTTCGGCCGCAAAGTGATATACGGTCTTATTGTTCGCATACGGAACCACATATGCTTTTCCTTTCCGATCTTGCACGACACATTTCACGCCGCCTTTTTTATAGGCATCGTCCAGTATCTCCATGATGACATTAGCTGGATCGTCGGATTTAAATGTTAATTTTGCGTGTGTTTCGTTTGGACCCTCATATGATCCAAGAACAATTTCATAGTCATCAAAAACTTTAGTCACGGCTGATTTTGTTCCGGTGCCTGCCGGGAAATAGAAATTATCCTGGCTCTCTTGGAGATTGTACAGCTTGTCATAACACTTTCCGTCAAACTTGTACCCGTCCGAAGAGTATGCCGGTTTCCAATCAATGATGTTCCCGCGGGCCACTTCGTCATCCGTAACGCCATCAGAAACAAATACTCCGACCAAACACCCGAGTTTCGCTATATCCGAAAACACTTCTTTTGATGACTTTTCATTTTTAGTTGTGAACGAAATCCGGGTGGAGAGTTCGTCTTCGCCTTGCTCCCACCCAAGATTTTCCACATAATCTTTTATATTGTACTGATTTCCCTTTTCGTCCATAATGACAAAGCGGTATTGAATCTTCGACAAATCTATCATTCCCCTGTCCTCCTTCTAATTTGGAATAACAAAAACTGTGCCAGGGAAAATCCAATGCCCATTGTCGCTATTTGCATAACCGTGCTTTTTTGCTGTTGATTCTATGACAGATTTATTCGCGCTGTATATCTTCGTCCACGTTGATCCTGATCCGCCGTAGAATTTTCTGGCAATTTTCCATAAGTTATCTCCAGACTTTACTGTGTAGCTTCCTTTATTTGATGGTGCCGCAGCCGCCGGTCTCGTTACCGTCTTCTTTACAAACTTTACGATTTTCAGCTCGTCTGTCGTGTAAACTTTCAAGGATCGGTATTGCACAAACTCCAGTGAATATTTCTTATTTCCGTATCCGCCGTAATCAGTACATTCAAAGCTACTGATCGTAACATCGATATTAACATTGGTTTCAGTGACCATCAGCCGCAGAACAGTTCCTTTTTCCTGCCAGTTTTTCAGAATTTTTTCGCACTCTGCCGGCTTAATCCATTGTTTTACAATGGACTCATTCCTTTTCGCTGCTCCGAAAAATATTCCATCGAATGAAATCTCTGTAAGCTTCATCCCCTTTGGGATTTTTACCTCGCCATAGGACAGAATATCGTAAGACTGATAATTGGTCCGATTCGTTCCCTTTACCTCCTCTGGGAGGCTAGGAAAGATAAATTTGCTTTTACCGTTTTCAACTTCGGTTAAAATAACATCCATAAAGCGCCTCCCTTAACTACTTATCGGCATGTTCGAGAAAACTTCACCCAGGCGATCGGCAAGCTCGCCGCCAAGATCGTCTGCCAATTCTTTCATGTGCGTTTTGATAATTTGCAGGATATCGTCTTCTCTCTGACTTGTTGACGATATCACAAACTGCGGATTTACAGTCACGCTAAGGTTTACTTCTTTGGTATCCGAGTTTTTCTCGCTGTCAATGACAGTCGAAACATCAGAAGTGCCGCTGTCGCTCTCTGACATTGGCTCTGCAAGGCTTTCTGTATTCTCCCATATATTTTTATTGAAAGAGCCAGAGGAGCCAATAAAGCCTCCATCAGCGTGCTTTCCAACACCGAGCATTTCTCCGGCCTGCGCCCACAGTTCCAAGCCCCGCTGTCGCCTTTTACTCCCAAGCGGAATGATTACCTCAGGTCCATCTTCGCCCCACCACGTAAGCTCCGGACCATAAGCAAATCCGCCATTGGCATTTGAAGATATGCTTCCGCTTACAGTAGCCGTTCCGGATCCACCGCCAGAAAAACTAATTGTAGCCGATGGATTGGCCAACTTGTAATTAACCGTAATCGTCACGGTCGTTGTCGTCGTAAATCCGGCCGCAAACGCGCTGTTGATTGCTGCTCCAACAGAACTATACAAACTTGTGATCGATCCCTGGATAGTTCCCATCGTGGCTGTTATAGCGTCTGATATTCCAGATCCAACCGCCGAGGTAACGCCAGAATAGTCCAGTCCTTCTATCGAAGATGTAATGCTACTCTGCATAGCGGCTGTGAAGCCACTCATATCGATTCCCTCAGTTGAGGATAAAGCCGTTACAATAGAGGTATTGATCATCTGCGCGCTTTCTGAAAGATCTATCCCTTCAAGCGCAGCGGTTAATGAGTTCTGTATACCTTCCTGCAGTCCAGCTCCGGATTCCGACATATCTACCGACGCCATCGCTTCTCCAAGCTTCTGGTTCATCATTCCTCCGACCTCTGTGAGATCAATATTTTCCAAGGATGCCGTCAAGGAACTCTGCAACCCATCTTGGATCCCTGTGTCAGATTCAGACATATCCACAGAAGACATAGCTTCTCCGAGCTTTTGATTCATAAGAACCCCTGCATCCGTAAGATCGACGTTCTCTATAGATGAAGTTAGGGAATTCTGTATGCCCGTCTGCAACCCCGCGCCCGATTCGGACATATCTACTTCGCCAAGGCTTTTGTTGAGTTGATTTACCAGTGTTTCGCTTGTCGGAGATAAATCTACATTCTCTATGGACGAGTTCAGCATATTATTTACACCTTCACTCATATCTACGCTTGTTCCCTCCAGGGCTGATGTCATCTGCTCCGGAAGAGATCTTGCAACCTGCCCCATCATTTCCGCAACGGCAGATTGTGTTGTAGCCTCAAGTCCATCGAGATCCAAAGCTTCTATTGCCGACTGTAAACCTTCTCCTTCCATAGACCATTGGGTAGCGTCAATCCCGTTTGCCATCGCATTATGCATCGCTGTTCCAAGACGCTCTGCCACGGAACCTTCAAGATCCGGTAAAATCCCGTCTAACTCACTGCCGAACGAATCAGCAATCGACTGTAATTCAAAGCTTTCCACTCTGACAGACAGATCCGTGATCTTTGCCTGGTATCCTTCTGTAAGTGCCTGCAATTGTTCATCGAACTGTTCCTGAGAAATTGCTCCATTCTGAAGCTGAAGATTTAGGTTAGTCAACGAAACCTGTAGTGCCTCATCGTATTGCGACGCCGCATCCTGTACATTTGCCTGAATTTCAGACACTAAAGAAGCGAAAGAGTCAGCATCCAGTGACGCTCCGGAGTATTTTATCTTCAAACTTTGGAAACTTGCTTCCGTTTCAGCCTGGCTAATCTGGTTTGTGATATCAGCAATCTGGTTCTGTAAATTTGTGATTTCCGCCTGCTCATCGAGAGTGATCACCCCATCTTCCAACGCAACATTAACCTTCGCTTTCAGATCACTACCAAGACTCTCGATCTTGGACTGCATGTCCGAATACATCTGGTTTAGACCAGTTGTCATATCGGTTTCATTTCCCGGCTCTATCAGAAGATCTATAGCTGCGGTTGCCTCGTAGTTTTTATCTTCGAGATACTGCTTTGAGCTTTCAATCATAGCATCAACAGCCGAAATATATTCCGATATATCTCCTTCATCAAGCGCCATTCCAAGCGACGCCTTCCAGTTCAGCTTGTCCATCGTCTGAAATGAGTTCTGCAGCGTAGTGAGAGAGTTATCCGCTGTCTCCGCAGCTGCCGAGAATTTGTTCAGCGCCTCTGCTTGATCCGCAAAAACAATTTGCTTGGCCGCCTCTTCAATTTCCTGCATGGTCAGCTTTATATCACCAAAGGAATCCCTTATCTTGTTTGAGGTTGCTTCCTGCATCATAGCTCCAAATTGTTCAGCAGATACATTTGTGTCATCAAAAGCTTCTTTAAGCTCTTTGCTGTCGAATTTTGCACCTTCGAGAGCGTACTTACTTTTTTGTTCAAGGTTTTCTGCCGCTACCGCTGCTTCTTCGTAATCCTCTTTTACCTTATCTCCGGCAAACCATCCAGCGAGACCGCCGATTCCTGCTCCGATCAATCCTCCGACTGCTGTTCCCAAGACTGGAACAACGCTTCCGATAGCGGCTCCTGCTGCTGCTCCAGCCGCTACTCCGCCGACTTTCAGTCCGGCAGATGTTCCTTGCGCTTTCGCAGCGTCTTTATTTCCTTCTTTGTAGGAATTGTAAGCATCAAAAGCATCCATTCCACCACTTATAAGTGCGGCTCCTCCGACTATTCCTCCGGCTATTCCGCCAGCTCCGGCAGCCGCCAATCCGGTTGCTGTCGATGCTCCTGATCCAAGTGCCATACCTGCTTTTCCAGCAAGACCCATCAGTCCGCTTCCGGAAACATTTCCTACTCCGGCAAGTTCATCTGCCACTGAGAAACTTCCTATCGCTTTCTTTAACACTCCTCCAGTAGCACTTTTATATATTCCCTTTCCTACTTTGAATGCTCCAGATCCAAAGCTCATCAACGGTCCCGCGATCTTTGCTATTGCCGCCGCAGACAAGAGAGAACCAATATCCGGAGCTGTCCCTCCAGGAAGAAGTTTTCCGGCACTCGAAAACGCTCCGCTTACCATTGTACCAAGAGCTGCTGATACATCCACGCCACTCATGCCTTCCGAAAACCCTTCTGCGAACTGACGGCCAATGCTGCTTCCTTCATCAATCACTGACGATACGTCAATCCCCATCAATGCCAAAATACCAGCAGAAATCGCACTTCCGATTCCGGTGCCTATATCTCTTGCAACACCAGCTACTTTCAGTTTTCCGGATCCATTCCACCAATCTGAAAACGGCTCCGCCACAAGTTCATCCCATGCTATTTCGATTTTCCCAAACAGATCAGCATTTTCCCATTCATCCGTAGCTGTAAACTCAGCTATTTTTGATTTCGTTTCATCAACGAAGCGATCAAAGGAGTTCATGGCGGTTAGTAATGCGTTTTCCACATCTGGTACTTTATCCGTCAGCCACTCTAACGCATCCATGAGATATGGCTTGAACCTTTCTCCGAGAGACATTTTCATGGAGTCAAGGGCTCCCGTGAACAGTTCAAATTTTCCAGCAAGATTATCCATCATGATATCAGCCATCTCCTGTGCAGCTCCAGAACTGTTATTGATCTGCTCTGTAAGATCTGCGAAGTCCTGATCGGAGGCATTTACGATTGCCAAGAGACCACTCATTCCTTCCTGTCCGGCCAGCATCGCAGCATACTGTGCCCTCTCTGCTTCGGATAAGGCACCGAATTTTGATCTCAATTCCTGCAATGTCTGGGATAACGGCTTAACCGATCCATCCGCATTTGTTATGCTGATACCGAGGTCGTTAATGGCATCCTCAGCCTGACCTACAGGATGTGTAAGGTTTGTGAGAAGGCTTCTCAAGCTCGTTCCTGCCTGAGATGCCTTAATGCCATTATTAGCCATAAGGCCGATAGCCACCGCAGTATCTTCTATGCTGTATCCCAGGGCGCCGGCAACCGGTGCAACATACTTAAACGTGTCACCCATTTTGGCAACATCAGTATTCGTTGCATTTGCTGCCATGGCCATGACGTCTGCAAATCTTCCGCTTTCTTTCGCCGACATTCCGAACGCCGTAAGGGCATCTGTTACGATATCTGATGTAGTTCCCAGATCTTCTCCGGAAGCTGCTGCTAATGACATGAGCCCTTCGATACCGTCCATCATTTCTTTTGCATCCCAGCCTGCCTGCGCCATGTACTTAAACGCCTCTGCTGATTCAGAAGCCGTAAACTTCGTAACAGCACCCATCTGGTTTGCTTTGTCAGTCAACTGCGCAAATTCTTCGCTCGTGGCACCTGATATCGCTTTTACCTCAGACATAGCCGCCTCAAAATCAGCGTACGTCTGAACCGTATCCGCAATACCGGCGCCTGCTGATATAGTGACACCGGCAGCGACAAGCGGACTTTGCAGTAGCCCGAACACTCGCCTGACAGGGGATGTCACGAGATCCACAGCTTTAAGCGTAACCTTCCACGCTTTTGACGTCAGGCTTTTTACATAGGTTATCGCCTGCTTTACTGTCGGTGTTATCCGATCCTTCGCCTCAAGTAGGATCTGATACTTCTCTTTCAGCATTGCAAGAAGCGATTTCTGCGTCTGGTTTACAGACTTTTCAAATCCAGAAGCCTTTTTAGAAGCGTTGTCAAAACCACTTCCAACAGATTTTTCAAAGCCAGAAACGCTCTTGGATGCGTTTTCGAATCCCCTTGCGGCCTTATTAGCGCTATTCACGGTATTTTCCATGCTCTTTTGCGCCTTTTTCGCTGCCGAATCAAGGCCTTCCATCTTTTCGGATATACTATCGACAACCTGGCCGGTATTGTCTTTCGTCTCTATAGGGATCTCGATTTTTATAACCTTAGTCGCCACCCGTTCTTCCTCCTTTCTCGTCATCTTCCAGACGTATTCTCATGGACGCGAACATAAACGCCCGCACGCCAGCAGGCTTTGCATATACTTCATCCGGAGTTATGCCTAACCGCTGAAAAATCTGATGCAAGAGGGTGGTTTTCCCTCCTGCCCGGATCAGTTTTTTGCTGTTTCCTCCATCTTGTTTTCAACCTCTTCCAGATTTTCGGAGTCAAATCCGCTCAGCTTGTTGATCTCGTCGATGACCTTGTCTTTTTCTCCGCCCAGAAGAACCGCCTCGATAACATCAAGTGCAGTCACGACAAGAACTCCCTGCTTTCTAAGTCCATCCCACGCCTGCTGATTGTCCCAAAGCTTTGTTCGGTCCTCTTCAACTGTTGCATGGTAGATCAGTGAGGAACGGAATTTTGCATTGTCCGTTTCTTCGGCGAACTTGATTCCGATCTGCTTATTCCGAACATACTTTGTATACTTCTTGCGGCACTTGTTTGCTTCCTCTTCTCCGAGAGCATGGATTCTGAACGAAAAATAGAGCTTTCCGCCGCGTACAATATCGAACTGTACAATTTCGTCCGTCTTATAAGCGGCCGCTGCGAGCATTCCAGCGATAAAGTCACTCTCCACCGTAAGAAGCTGCCCCTGCGTTTCTTTTTCGGAAAATTCTTCCTCTCGAATTTCCTGCGAATTTTCCCTATTTCCTGCTGTTTTTGCTAAACTTGCCATTGCATATCCTCCTTAAAATGCCGAAGGGTGGCCGCAGGGCCGCCCTTCATCAAATTTATCAGTTTAGATTGTGAGTTCCTTCTGGAGATCCGGTTTTCCATTGACAAAGAAGTTCCAGTTACGTTTGATAACGTCTCCATTCGCAACATTCTGGAGATCAATGTCTCCAGATGGGATACATTCTCTGTATACAACACGCTCTTCGGAACCGTTAAGTCCCTGGAGAACGCCCTGGAACACGAACTGCGGTGTTGTTCCGGACTTCATAGACGCCATCAGTTCGCGGAACATATCAATATCTTCGATTACAATTTCCGTGACGGTGATCGTGATCCCGTAAGAGTCACTGGTTTCATGCTCCTGCGGATCTCCCATAGGTTTATACTTTACGTTGTTGTACGTAGCCTTCGCCTGAAAAGACTCCATAGACGCCAGAAGATCGCCGGTTCCATTGTAGAGCCCGGCATCTTTGCCAGTACGCGCATGGCGCGCATCAGATGATGCTCTTTCGTTAATAGCCATTTAGTTTCCCTCCTTTATTCAGTCGTTCTGCTTGAGAACTGGAATTTATATGTCAGATACAGATGCTCAATGGAATCCTTGTCGATCACCTGGATGTCCATGTATGCATAATCGCCATCGGACTGATACGTGGTATTCTCGGATGCGGTACCGGATACAAGCTTGCCTTCGTTGATCATCGCATTGATGACGCCCTGCAGCTGACTAACAACCGTAGCGCGGCCGTTTACATCGTTATCCACCTTTCCGATCAGAGCGTCAGCCTGGTCATTGCAGCGGGTAATCAGTTCATATCTCGTTTTTGTTCTTCGGATCTTTTTCCATCCGTCATCCTGATTATCCGCCGGGCTTACCAGCGTATTGATTGCGCTGTCGATCCAGATCTGCCCGCTCGTGTTCGTGCTGAGAACGATGCATCCTTTCTGCTCCGCCGTAGAGATGTCTGTCGGAGTAAGGGCATCGTTGAGTTTCGTGTACCCTTCCACAACCGTGTGGGTAAGAGACTTATTGGATGCACACGCAGCAATCATTCCTGCGATCCTTGCCGCTACGAGGTATCCCTCTACAGCCTCTCCAGAGATTTCAGCAGATGCGTTGACCACATAATGCATCTTCTCGCTGTTGAACGCAGCCGCATGTGCCATACGGTCCGTAAGCGCGACCGTTTTCTTCTCAGCTACAACCGCCATTGCAAGCTGTCCTGCATCGAAAATCCGATCAATAAACGAAGCAAGCAACTGATGTACGGCAGTTTCTTCCGTATCAACGCATGCCACATTGAACCGATACGCCTCTGCCGCCACAAACGCCTCACTGTATTCCGCATTACTTGCCGTAGGATCTGTTCCCGGAGTAAATGCCTCTTCACTCACATCTGCAAGAACACCTGTCGCACTTGCTAAGATCTCGGACGTAAAGCACTTGGAGTTTACAAACGCGTCGTTCAGCGCCTTTACTTCATCATCGCCGGCCGCAAATTCAATCTTCTCAAATTCTTTTGCCCCAGAATAGATAACACATTCTTTCAGGGATGAATCGGACAGCTTTTCTCTTACGGTGACCGCAAAATCTTTGGCGCCCGGATACTTCGCCGTGATCTTTAAAGCTTCCGTTTCTCCATCCTTGTCAAGGGTAACCGTAGCTGCAGTTCCGCCTTTCCCGACACGTACGCAAACGCATTTCGTTGCGCCAGCCCTGATCACTTCACGGATTGCGTTAGTTGATCCCGCAGTACCGTACAGCTTTTCATATCCTTCCTCTGGCGTTATCTCTACCGCCTCCGCGAGCGGTCCGAAATCGGATTTGAAGAAAATGGCCACCACTCCATCCGAGGCGCCTACAATCTGATTTTCTCCGACTTTCTGGATGTTAAAATATGTTCCAGGGCGAATCTTTGTTTCGCCGACAATAAATGTTCCTGCCATCACTTAACCTCCTTGCTCAGAAATTTGTTAATAAGCTCTTTCGCTTCTTTCACTGTCGCTCTGTCCTTGCCATAGTATTTCAGAGCTGCAGCTACACACTCCTTACGTGTTCCAAACCGGCCCGCAGCATCAGAAAGTTCTTCTGCACTGTACACCGGATCAGCAGTTTTCTTTGATGCCCTTTCTTTGTGCGATGTATTGGCACCGGTTGTTTTTGCTTCTGCCATGATGTTTACTCCTCCTTACTTAAAATTACATTTTTCATGATTGCGTGTTCTTTTGCCTTGTATTTCAGCACTCCGTATCTTCCCGTCACATATAATTGTCCTGTTTTTAGGTAATCGGCCTGACGGTCTAACTGAACCTCGGATATATTCATCGGTGAGCGATCCAATAAGATTATTCTTTCATCCGCGGCAATCCTTTGTGCTACAGCCGCAATCATTTTGATATTTTGGGATTTATCCGGGCATAAAAGATGGACCGCAATCCTACAGTCCATCCATGCCACAGTATTCATATTGTTTCCATTCACTTTGTTTAGTGCGGTCAACCGGCAGTAAAATACCGGTTTTTCAGACGTATCCGTAATCTCTCCCAGTCGATCCACGCCGATAACTACGGCATCCGGATATAACTCTTTAATATACTGGTTCAAAGCAACAACAGGATCGGGATCCGTTGTCTCTTGTGGCGAATACTCCATCATGTCTATGGATATCTCCTGCCCGATCACATTTCCTTCAAGCAGGAATGGATCCGTTCTTGCCCACGCAAAACTATACGGTCCGCCGTCATCCGGAAAAAGCAGAACATCCCTGAAGCACTCTTTAATAGCCGCCTCGATCTCTAAAATGACCAGAGAGGTGCTTTCCGTGTATGCGACGATATTCAGAGTGCCTACACTGGATCTTTCCTCGTTTGCCTGCATATCGCATGTAAAATTGATGCGTGGGTACTGACTTTTTCCTCCCCATCCGTCTTGCTTGTCATCCGGCGCTTCCGTGTTGAATATGGCCGGCTTCCCTGCGTAAGTCGCGCATATCGACTTTAACTTTTCAGAATCAAGCAATCTTTTATATATCAGACCTATCAGATTCATCTCCTGCTCCTTCCTCCGGATACTTCGTGATCGTCTGCATATCATTGCTATACCGGATTTCCCAATCTCCGTTCGCCACCTCGTCCGCATAAATAAAAAAATGGTTTGTGACATTACCGATCTGCGGCGGATATTGCACAGTAATCTTATTTCCCGTGACGGAAACCACAAATCCACGCTCCGCATCTCTCCAGCTTTTATGCTTTGCATAAATCAAAGTCCCGCGCTGTATTTCTTCGGTATTGAATACGTTTGTTGGATTCCTAATAATCAGCATATACCCCTCCTAAAAATCAGAAAAAATCGAATCAACCTCCGGTTCCACATCATCCAAAATAGGATCTACAAATGGTCGTGCCGCCATCTTTTTTGTTCCATCTTCCAGATATCCGGCGTAAGAAGCTTTTGAATCAGCGTATGCCGTAATTGATATGCCGGAGTTCGAATTTCCTCCGTTCATCCGTACCCCGGTTTTCCATGCTCTTCGCAGGAATCCCGTCCTAACACCGGGAGGGTTTCCCGGCGATGATGGGCTTGGATTCGTAAGGACTTCTATCGCGCTGTTTCTCATCGCATTTGAAACGCGAAACGCCTTAGACATTGTCTTTTGGTTTACTTCCCTTACCGCCTCGCGAACAGCTTGGCGGATTGCTTCTGATGCGCCTCCTGGTGTCATCTCAAATCATTCCTTTCCTCTGCATAATAAATTGTGGCCACACCCAGAGATCCGGCATCATCTATCGCAAGAATAAGGAAATACCGGCTTTCCAACGAAAAAACATCGCCTTTTTTTGCGGCCGGTTCTGTCCAGCTTACAATAGTGTGGGTAAGAGAGTGCTGATCCTGATCCCACATATGTTTGGTTTTCTCGCGGTCATCAGTACTCGCCTCGGCCAAAACACCATTGACAAGAATCCCGGTATCCTTATATCCAGACACAGGGAGTCCGATGCTTGATATGTCAGACTCTTTTCTTTTTACCAGAAACTCTTTAAAAAGGTTTCCCGGCCGAAGATACATAAACACATCATCCACCCTCTCTCTCCGTGGACATCATACCGGTATAGAAATATGGCTTTTTGCATTCGTTCCCTTGAGCCGAGATAGCTGCGGCAGAAAGACAGCTCTGGGATACTGATGCTTTGAGCTTCTCATATTCTTCCTGCCATAGCTTTGCCCGATTTCCGAACTGTAACGATAAAGGACCTGTTTGTGTGTCAACCTCATAGGAAAAACGTCTGAAAATAGCCTCTAAACAGGCTAACTTTGCACGTTTCCATGGCTTATGCATTTCAAGTATGGCAGTATATTCCTCGTCAGTAAGAGCGCAAGTTTTCTCCTGGCCCTCCACCATCGTATCTCCAAGCTCGAAACGCATAAGATCTTTCCCGCGTTCAGATAATTTTCCGGGATCATAACTGTATGCTCCAGCCATTATTCATCACCTACGCTTTCCTCCTGCACATCTTCTTCGGGATTGAGTTCAGCGGCGGCAGCTTCCGTGGCTTCTTTAACAGCCTTTCTGGAATCGCAGGCATTAAGCAGGATTAAAATTTTCTCATCTGCAATTTCCTTAATTGCCTCTTTTGCTTCCGATGTTGTCATCTGCATTACTTCTACCGCCCTGCAGATCTGCTCCTTGTTCAAATACAGCGTCATGGTGCCATCCTTCTGCTTAATCGGTACGCCAAATTCAACCTGACCATCCTCGGCCGGATTCGTTCTCGAAGCATCGCTTACAGAAACAATAGCAATCGTACCAAGATTCTCCTGCGCTTTTGGATTGATGACGAATTCAGGAGGAATTTCATCGCCGATGTAAAAGGTCTGCCCGTTAAATGAGCAGGGTTTTTTCGCTATCAGCTTCATAAAATCCCTCCTTAAACAGCGTCAGCAAAGAACATACCGAGATCATTTGCGGTTTTCTTCATGTCGCTTGCCATGAGTCCCTCTACGAATTCTGAATGCGTACCGTTGTCTCCCAGATAATTCAGCACCGGAAGAAGCTGTCCGTCTCCGAGCATATCCCATGTGAAGATGTAACCAGCGGAAGGCTCGTCAATGGACGGGTTATTGGTGGCGTAGCAAAGCAGGATTGCATTCGGATCTCCGATAAAGCCCATGTCCGCCGAAGCGCCCATAGCTGCCTTGTTCATGATGGACTGCATAACAACAACCCTTTCCATGCTAAAGAGCTGAGAAAGAACATTTAATGTTACGCTTGCCGGATTTACAGTTGATCCGCCATATTTCACCCTTTCAAGGATTCCTGGATGGTTCTTTAGCGTCGTAAATACGTTTGCTCCAAGACCGATGCGATTAGGTCTGCGTCCGGTCATTTCCTGCATCTCTGTTGCCTTTTCGTCAAAAAACTTAACCGGATCCGAGTTGTCATTGCTGAACTTGATGAATTGTTTTCCAGATACACTCGTTGAATCGACACCAGTGTATTCGTTGGACCAAACACCAGACTTGAAAAAGCTATTAGCAAACTGTACATCCTGATGGATGTTTGCCTGCTCGGCAATCGTTTTGGTCCTCTGCACTCTCGGATCTCTCGTTGCCGGTCCCTGACGGCGCTGAAGATCTGTCTGGCGGATCTGGTCAATGCCCATGATCATCTGGTCTACCTTGCAGTTGTAAGTATCTGTGTGCTCAGACACTACCGCCGGAGCGACTTTGCCGTATGCCGGCTTTCTCTGCCAGCTATCTCTAAGGAGATCGTCCTTGTCGAAAATATAGTAATTATCAGATGATAAATCCACCGGACAAATCGGGAACAGGGATTTCGCGAAATAATTCGCCGGATTCTGATAATAGGCCAGTGCCATGTTTGTCAGTGCTGTGTGCGGTCTAAATGCCCCTTTTGCAATTTCTGCCGCAATACCTTTTACTGTGTTTCTCATGTTCTATTCCTCCTCTTTCTATTAGCCTTCTCCGCCTGCAGCTGCGGCAGCTTTCTGGTATTTAGCGATCTGGATGCGGCAGTATTCGTTCGCCTCAACGCTTGACAGAGCAATGCCTAAAACATATTCTCCGTCTTTCGCGACTGCTGCAAGTCCATTTGCCCCAGCTGTAATTTCCTGCCCTTTGGTAATTGTTGCTCCTGCAAGAACAAATCCGATATCCTTTACCAGAATATCCACATCGTCTCCAATCGCTACTTTACCGGACTCTGTTCCGGAAATGTCGTTATATCCGGCTTCAATAATGGCAACGCCAACCGGAATGTCTGTCCCCGCCGTTGCAAGCACCACGTCTCCATTTCCGTCATATTTCAGGATTCTGTTCCTGCAGTCGGCAATTTCAGCGCCTGCCTTTTCGGAAATCGTTGCAGAATTATTGATCTGTGTTCCGTTAAAATTTTTTCCCATGAGTAATTCCTCCTTCCTTAAAACCCTGCCTCTTCGTCATAAGAAGCCAGTAATTCAGGGTTGCTCTCCCACGCTTTAGCCACTGCATCCGTGTAGCTCATTCCGGGATCTTTTTCCATATATCCCTTTGCAATATTTTCTACCTGTGCCTCTGTTTTCCCCTTTGCGACAGCAGAATGGCTTCCGCGTCCGGATTTTCCGATCTCTGAAAAGACCCCGGAATTATCCGCCATAGCAACCATGGAATCCAGAGTAGAAATCATATCGTCGTATGCAGTTCCGCCGGCTGCTTTCAGACTCTTCAGGACAGGTGCCAGTTCTTCCGCTTTCTTTCCGATAACCTCGTATTTCTTTGCTACCTCCATGAATTCTCTGTTTTCTGCCGTCTCACGGTATTTTCTAAGAGCTTCGATCTCTGCTTTAACCGCCGGATGCAGCCCTTTGTAAATATCTTCTTCCGGTTCAACCTGTCCGGAAATAGATTTTTTAGTTGTCTGTTTTCCACAGCCCTTGTCAAGATCCTCCTCTTCTTCCTTGCCTTCTTTATTGTCTCCAGGCTTCACAGTGGACTTCACAACAGATTCTTCCTCTTCTTCGACACCATATTTCTTCAGGATATCTTCGTAAGCAGCCCTGTCTTCCGGGGGCATTTTAGATTTGTCGATTTTTGCCATTTCTTCAGTTTCTCCTTTCTCACGGCTCATTGCCTTTTCAATATTTTCGTTCAGATGATCTCTAAACTTTTTCAGAGATTCGACATCTTCTTTGCCGATCTCCTTTTTGATCCCGCTGACTTTGCCTGCGGACCAACTGCTGATCGCTTCACCGATGATCTCATCGAACTCCGAAACGCTTTTTTCCATCATGGATTGTGCTGTGGTTCCGTCAAGATCCTCGTCATACAGAATTGATTGTAGTGACGACTGCAGTGCATAGCAGATGCTCCACATTTCATCGGCTACTTTTTGACGTTTTACCTCCGTCATCTTTTCACCAAATGTCTGCGAGTTTCCTTTCTGCACATCCTCCAAAGCATCAAGGTAGTCATCGGTAATGCCAACAGCCTTACCTATCGCCCGCATAAATCTCTTCATGGTGGACTCACGGACAGAAATATCTGTTTCGGGATCGGCATCTTTTTTCTTTGCGATCTTGATATCTGCCCGCTGATTAGCTCCCTCGTCTACGAAATCAACCTTTCGGATGTGCAAATTTTTAAGTTTTGTTGCCAATTTTTTTACCTCCTTCCATCGTTTTTTTATAAAACAAAAAGCGGGATTGCCCGCTTTCTGAATTACCACTATTCACCTCTCCCGGCTACAACCAAACAGGTTAAAACGCATCCAACTGATGCTCCGAGAAAGAAAATTCCTATGTTAATCAGAATCCCCATCTTCATCAACCTCAACTCTTTCAGCTTCGCCCTCGATCGAAAACATAGTATACGTTCCGTCTTTAACCTTCTCCCAAACATCCTCGTCCGTAACCAGAAAGCCAATCCACCAACCAACAGGGATGGTTCCAACAGGGATCCCCATCGCCTCCATCTTCTCTTCCGTGAACACCACGCTCTCTATCAAAACGGCGCAATCCCCACGTTCATGCATTTCTCCACCTTCTCGATACATGCGGACAAAGGTGTATGCTGCGTTTTCAAGATCTTCCGGATCGATCATGTCTTCCTGCCAATCTACAAGCTGCTCTCCATCCTCATCGATAGCGATGGACGCCCACCCGAATGCCAGATGCTTATCATTGTCTGATTTCTGTATCTTAAACCGACCTTTCAACACAGAGGGCTCTTTTTCGCAAGAGTTATCCACACTCACTGTTCTTTTTCCAGAATTTTTGTGGATTCCCAAAATGTCATATAGACTTTCCATTACTGATCCTCCTTAACCTCTACATACTTAACAACACATCTGCACCTTGGATGCGCCGGCGGTATAAGTTTCAATCCGCACTTTCCAACGTCGAAATATTCGTCCATCTCTTTGCTGACTCCTTCCACCGCTTCACAGAACTTGCATACATTATCCTGTCTGGCTGTCACCCATACTTTTCTCACATGCCCTATATATCCTTTCTCTTGTGCTTGTTTGATCCCATGATGGGCGCCTGCATTGTACGCCTCGGCAAGTTCTGTCTGCGCAATTGTTTCAGCGCGGTATCGATGCTGCTTTTCAGCATATTTCAAAGCCTTATCCCTAGCTCTCCTGACGATAGTTTCCTCTTTCATCCGGGGATGTTCTTTGCGCATCTGTTCCTTGATGTGGTTATAATATTTTAGATTAGCCTGTGCCTGCCTCTCTGTAAGACCGATACATGGTCTAATGACTCTCGCCAATTCGTTCGGTGTTAAATCTTCGCGAACAGCCTTCATCGTGAGTCGCTGTATAGCTTTCTTCTGCTCCTCCACGGCGTTTGTCACGAATTCGCTTCCTCTGTCCTTGATCCAATTCCTTATACCAGCATCAGTCGCATCGAATTCAAACCCTTTATCTCGGACTTCATCCACTATAGCGTCACTTAGTTGCCCGGCAATTATAGCTTCAATCCACAAAGGTTCCAGCGTATCGGAAACAAACGAAGAATAATCTTTGGACCAATTCTCAAGATCTTCTTCGGAAATTTCGTCGTCCTCTATCAACTGCCGTATTTCCTTATACGTGATCGCCGCAGCCTGATCCGCCCAAAATCTCGTGAGGATAGATACCGGCACGGCCGCTGTATCTGTAATATATCGGTTCAACATATTGAGCAGGCGCAGGTTTTCTTTGCTTCTCTTCTTCGTTTTTCCTAAAGGTTTGGGCTTTTTGAAGATATACATGCGCTACCGCTCCCTTCCAAGCCTTCGTTTTGCCGCTTTGGCATTTTTCTCATCCTGATCATCATCTATTTCTTCCTGCTCTTCCGGATCACTCTCTGGCGGTTGGTTCTGGTTCTGCTGTTTTGTCCTTACGGGATCCTCTCTTCTGCTGTCTGTAGTCCTTTCTGGCAAATGAGCGATCTCGCGAACATAGTCTTCCAGTCCATCGTCCGGAATAAGAATTCCAATACCTGCCATATCCTTAATAAGCTGTCCTACCGACTTCATATCAACATCCTCAATTTCTCCATGCGTCATCTTCGGATAATC